TAAGCATACAGAAACTATTAGGATACTTTCTTATCTGGCAATAGATATGCAGTTGGAGAATGGATTGGAAGGTGAGGCGGTATTTAAAATGGATGATTCTGGCACCCAGAAAGGATTTAAAATCAAACTAGTTGGACTTACAGAAGAAATGGCGATATTAGAGGTTTTACAACATATAGAAGATACAAAATTAATCACAAAAAAAATAAAAGGAGGATATAATTATGGCAAGTAACAAAGTACCTGGCAGCATTATCGGTGTAAGATTTGGCGGTGTGTGGCTGTCTTGTCAGACTGATGCAACGTTGAACTTAACTGTTAACGTAACCGAAGAAGATTCGTGTAAACCTGATGAGGGTGATTCAGTTGCAGGAGACATTTCCTGGGTAGAGAGAAGCGTTGATAGCAGAGATTGGTCAATAGATTTCAGTCAAAACCTGATGCGCAACAGTTTAGCTGCTTCAAATCCGGACATTGGTAATTTAATTATCGACGGTGATGTGGAAGTGGAAGTAGAGTTCATGTCAAGACCTGGACAAGTTAAGTCTGATTATGATTTTGTTTATTCAGGATCAGGAATCATCACCGGCTTTACTATGAACGGCCCTGCAACTGGAACAGCAACAACTGATACAACTGTTGTAGGTAATGGCCCATTAGCCTACGAAAAAGTCCTTGTAACTTCTTAATAACTCCGGTTATGATAGAAATCAAAGGGATAAATGATTTTGGTAAAGGAAGGTTTGTTATTCATTATATCAAGCCTTCCGCTTGCCTATGTTCTTTCGTGAGAGGAAGTCTCATCGTTAAAAGGACAAAAAAACCGACTGAAGCACAAGCTAGAAAACTAATTGAAGATGACCTTAACGATAAACAATAAAGACTACCCACTTTCGTGGGGCATGGGGTGTTTAGAAATATTCTGTGACACCTTAGACTGTGAAATTGATGGTTTAGAAAAAGTTATTACTCCTGGAAAGGATCAGATAAAATATCTTACCACTTTGATTTTATCTGCACTTAAAAATGGTGCTAATTTAGAAAGTGCATATGATGATTTTGAAGTTTCCTATAAGGCACTTCAGAAAGAGATGGATTCTTGGGATGAAGGTCAATTTAAGTTGGTGATCGACGATTTCAAAAGTTCGCGGTACTTTGGTAAGACAATGGCTGACCACTTATTTTTAGAAGTTGAAAATATTCCTGCAACGGAAACACCAGGTGTAAAAAAAAAGTCACGCTCGGTAAAATCATAACACTTTGTTATGAGATGGGTTTAAAACCACATGAAGTCAGGAAACTGACTTTAAAACATTTTAATCTCATGTTGACCGGCTATATCAACAATCAAAATAGAGAGTGGGATAGAACCCGCCATCTGATGAGTTACATAGCCAGTTTCAGTGGGATGGGTGCTTCAGAGTTCTTAAAACCACAGGATATCTGGCCTCTGCCACAAGATTCTGAAGGCGTTAAGAAAATGATTAAAACACTTGATCAAGCTAAACAGCTTTTAAATGAATTTGAATGAGATTAGAAGTCGAAATAGGAGGTAGTGCATCTGGATTAGATCAAGCAGCTAATCGGGCTTTTGGTATATTAGAAAATCTCCAAAGAACGGCTGACAACCTAAAAATTGATTTATTCCGAGCTACTGATGTAAATACCCTAAATGCAACCGGAGGGGCTTTAACAGCCGTTACCGGAAAAATACGAGAATATACTACTGCCGCCATTCAAGGTAGCACGGCTTTTCAGAGTCAGCAAACTATCGCTATTCTTGATAGTCTTAACAGTAAAATCACTGTACTGACAGGTAATGCTCAGATATTTGGAGACAGTGTTAAAAATCAGAAAGCACAGATTGCCGCCTATGAAGCAGCTATCAGTAAACTTCTAGCCAATGGGTTAAATCCCATGGATGGGAAGATCACCTCCCTTAAAGCAAATATTGACTCTTTAAATAATACTTTGGCAAATAATGCAGCAAGTGCTGTGGCCAGTGTAAATAGTCAGTATCAAGCAACTGGCAGGATTATACCTGATTTAGAAGCTAAGATTAAAAGGTTAAGAACTGCAATATCAGGAGCGACTGATGAACGGGGAATTGTACAATACAATATCAGGCTTCAGGCTGCGCAAGCTGAATTAGCTCGTTTAAGAGCTTTGGGCATAGCTACAGGTACATCTTTAACAACATCAGCTAATAGTGCAGCAAATGCAGCTAGAAGATTATCTGGGGGGTATAATGCCGTAGGCCTAGAGTTTGGTCGTATCATCCAAGATGCCCCTTTTGCGGCCAATAACTTTGGTGCCATTGGAAACAACATTACCCGACTCGTAGAGGTAATACCGCAATATATAGCCCAGACAAGAGCGGCAATTGTAGCCAATGGTGGGGTAGCTACTTCAGCAAATGTTGCTAGAGCTTCATTAGCAGGATTATTCACAGGATTTGGAGGTGTAACTATCGCGATATCCGCTTTAGTAGCGGGGTACATTTTTTATCAGCAGGCTCAACAGAACGCTAAAAGAAAACAGGATGAGCTAAATGGAGGAACTAAAGAATACATAGAAACTCTTAAGGGTGTAGAACGTGCACAACTGGCAGGGGCCAAATCTTCTGTTGAAGAGTTGAATCAATTGAGAATTTTGTATAAAGTTTATCAGGACTCCAATCTTCCCCTAAAAGAAAGAAAGGAAGCATATGAGCAGTTGAAACAACTTCAACCAGAGGTCTTTCTTAAATTTGAGGAAAAGGCAGCATTATCTACACGTAAAGCATATAGTGAATTAACAGATAGTATTATAGCTTCAGGTAAAGCAAGAGCTGCTGTTAATCTTATCACTAAAAATGCAGAACGCCAGTTAGAAAATGAAAATAAATTAGCTAAACTTCAGGATCAGGAAACTAAAGCTAGATTAAGGCAAACTCAACTGGAAGGGCAAGCAGCAGATGCGGCTAATACTTCAGGACAAGCTGCTGCCGGATATTCTGAAAGAATAAAAGGAAATCAAAAGACTATAAACGGTTTAATAAAACAACAGAATGATCTTAAAACAGACAGTAATTTATTATCTGCTGAAAATAATAGATTACAAGATGCAGCTATAAAACAATTAGCTAAAGGTGGAACTTTGGTAGATTTAAACAAACCGGATAAACCTAAAAAAGAAAAAACTTTCAGGGATACTATTACTCCGAAAGTTGACAGAACTACTGATCAGGCTGATCTGGCCGGATACGAAGGTATTGATCTTCAGATTGAAAAAATACGTCAAAAGTATGTTAATCTAAATGAAGATATAACTGCGGCATCCCGTAAAAAAGGAGCAGATTTATCTCAAATAGAGACCCTCCGTAACCAGGCACAGATCAATGAATCGAAAGAAGTCACCATGGCTTTAATCGGGGAAGAAACTCGTGTAAATGAGGAAATCCAGAGAATCCGTAATGAAAGTGGTATTGTCGCGGCTGAGTCACGAGAAAAGGATTTGTTAAAAATCTACAAGTGGTACGACGATGAAGTAATTAAAGCCAAGGGGAATGCTGAAATACTTGTAGGTATAGAACAGGGTAAGCAAGCTCAAATCGAGGGTGTAAATGAAAAATATGAGAAGAAAAGAATTGAAGCTCAGGATAAATTAGTTAACAAAATACAAACTATTACTGATAAATCTTTTACCCAAAATGAGAATGGAACAGCCAAAGCCAGTAGAAAAATAGAAGAAGAATTGCAAAAAAGACTTAAAGTTGTCACAGAATATTTTGATGAATTAAGAAAACTTTACGCAAATGATCCTATGGCTCAGGCAGCTTTAAATCTTACGCAGAATGCAGCTACGCAAGGAATGACAGCTAAAGCAGATCAGGCTAAAGATGGAGGCTTTGGAAAAGAGCTTTCTCGTGGAGTAGCTAAATTTGGTAGTGATTTTTTCAGGATTTTATCTAATATAAATCAGCAGGCAGATCAAAGTTTTTCTGCTATTATTGGAGATTTAGCCAAAAGTTTAACGGATTCTTTGAATGATGTTTTTCTTAACATATTTCAAAAGAAACTTACAGCCATAATGGATAAGGCTTTCCAAAGTATGTCTGAGTCTCAACAAAATTTAGCGGGCGGGGCCGCTTTATTGGGAGGCGTGGTTTCAGGGGCTACTAAAAAAACCAGTACATTGGGTCAAGGTACGGGTGGAGCGTTAAAAGGTGCGGCTACCGGAGCGATAATAGGATCGGTAATACCTGGACTAGGTACCGCAATTGGTGCGGTTGTCGGAGGTATAGCGGGAGCTTTAGGTGGTATTTTTGGAGCAAGTAAAGCACGTAAACAAGAAGAACTTGAAAAGGCGCAATTAGCGGAGCAGCAAAAACAAACCAAATTATTGGAACGTCAAAATGCATTAGCATATACAGCATCTATCATCGGTAGGATGACTACCAATGGAGTAGTGACTGGGGTAGAAGTTAATGAATTTGGGCAATTGACAACAAAAATTTCTGGTCAGGATTTATTAGTAACTTTGGACAGGGCGAACAGGTCTAGAAAAAGAGGTACATAATGGGAGTTAAATATAGGGTAAGTTACAGAAATTACTTTGATAGATTATGCACAGTAGACATACTGCATGATGACTATGCAGGGGATATCATACCGATCAGAGGAACGGGAGATGCAGCTTGCATAATACAACGAGAGTGCAGTGATGATCCATATGAGCCTATAATAAACACCAAGGCTACCATTTCAGTTGAACAAGAAGAAAGTTATCCCTTAGATATTTTAGAACTGCAAGAAGCTAGTTCTATGGAATTTAAAGTGGAATTCTACATTGAAGGACAACTTAAATTTAAAGGATATCTTATACCGGATGGAATTCAACAATCCTTTACGGCAGCTCCTTTCAGTTTAACATTAAACGCCACTGATGGATTGATGTTGTTAGAAGGGATACCGTATACCCACAATAATCTTCCAGGAGGAAGAATACCGCTTAACTTTTTCAAACAAATATTATTTTCAGAAAGTAATTTAGGGATAGAACTCCCAATATACTGGGTTAATGATATGACAAATGATGCATATCCAGGAGAAGATGTGTATATTGGATCGGTACAATGGTCTCCCCGTGGTGAAGGATTTACGGATTATAACGGGAACTATAAAAGTTGTATGTATATCTTAGAAGGATTTCTTCGAAGTATGCAGTCCAGAATTGTACAGTCAGAAGGTGAATGGCACTTATGGAGGATAAATGATGTCGCCACAGGTATTTTGAATGTAAACTGGGATTCTGACATACCATATCCCCCAGTTAATGTTTTAAAAACCATCGGGGGTGATGATTCCTATGATTACAGATTTATAGAAGAAAATGCAATATTGATGGTTAATCCAGGAGTGAAAACCGTGATTACCACATATGAACAGGATCAGAGGGATAACATTCTTCCAAATGGAAATATGGACATAGTGGATGGGGTATTTAACTCTCCAATATATTGGAACGCTGCGGGGGCTGCGGTAGAATCCGTAGGAAGTCTGAGCGATGCCGCAGGATCAGCCGTAAAAATATCCAACCCAATCCCAACAACTGGTAAAGTATTTCAATTGATAGCCGGCTACCTCCCGATCGACACGGATGTATTGTATAGTTACATAAATTTTGGTTTTAAATTTTCTATCATAAATGGGGCTGTCACTGATTCGGATGGTTTTATTGTGTGGGATTCGACACCGTTTGAGGTAACAGTAAGATATGATGCGGGCGGGGTAGAATATTACTTAAATGAGTTTGGTTTCTGGACTACAACCTCTACTTCTATAACCATAACTATTGCGGCTTTGAAATTAGGAGATGTTGCTCAGGTAGATTTTAACTCAAAACAGGATATTATAATGCCCTTACCAACGGATATTCCTATTGAAAGACAGAATGAGCCTAAAATATATGTGGGTTTTCAAATACCTGCGGGTAGAGTTGTAGTGTATGACGATATATACATCAACGTTGGAAGTAACAACGATGTATATGAATCAGAGTACACTGATTCAAAAAACACAGGAAAAGATGAAATTAATTTAAAGATAAGTAGTTCCCATAATGGTTTTTATGTGTCGAATTTCATGACTGAATTTAGTAATTCAGGACTTGAAAAGTTCTTCTCGGACCCTAAGATATCAGGAGTCACTTTGACAGAAATGACAAGCCATGCCATACTTCGAAATAAATATAAATCCTCTCTTGTTATGGATTTATCCATGTACGCGGAAAACTATAAATACACTGAAATATACACCATTCAAACACTAGGTGATAAAAAATTCTTACCTTTAAAATCTAGTTGGAATACAGAAACAAATACCATCAATTTGACTTTAGTAGAAATACGAAATGATGGGACAGCTATTACAACTAAACACTATGGTAAAAATGATCAAACTAAGTTAAGTAACTAGGCACATGGCAAATAATAAAATGTCCGGAAATCTTTTAGGAGTTAAAATTAAAAATGAGTTTATTTCTTGTGAAATATCTTGCGAACTTAATTTTGAAACTGATATGAGAGCTGTAAGTTCAATCGCTTCAGGTAGATGGAAAGATTTTATACCAGGATTAAGGTCTTGGAACGTAAATGTAAATGCCGCGATGTTATTACGTATGGCCGGTACAGGAATAAATACTATACTAAATGCGTTTATAACTGGTGAAAAAATGGACATTGAATTTTCCACTAAAAGATTAGATTTACCAAATTTTATAATTAGGGGCCAGGTATATGTTCAAAGTGGCAGTATATCTGGAAGTGTAAATAGTTTAGCAAATTGGAATACGATTTTACAGGGTAGTGGGCCTTTTACAATTGCTATAAACGACAATATTGTTTATGCTATTTCAGCAACTTTAAACGATGATACTATTTTAGAAGATGGTAATGAAAATTTTATAGTGAGTAGTAATTACGATAATTAATAGGATACCTTGAATTTTTCATAAATCAAACTATATTTGTTTTAAAATTATAATATTATGTCATCTACCGTTTCAACCTTAGTAGAAATAAAAAAAGTAACTGAACTTCCAGATTTAGCTTTAACACTCCAAAACTATTTTGCTCATTGCGGACTTGATGGAGTTTTGTATAAAATAAACATACAAGGACTTGTAGATTATATAACTCCATATGTTGCTGATTTAGGTTCATCTCCGTTTATAGGAATATCTGGAACGGTGTTACCTAATCCTACAACTCTGGATAGTGGTATTGGATTCGTAGGACCAGGAACTTATACTCAAACAACAGGTGGAAATATAGTAACTACCAATACTTTTAACATTTTAGGTTGGGATGGTACTACATGGTCATATTTAAGTTCTATAGCGGTACCAACAGGGCCAAGTGGATGGAGCCCCGTATATGCTGCTGTCGCTGATGGGAATAGAATAGTTCAGCAACTGGTCGATTATGTAGGGGGTACTGGAACTAAACCAACCGCAGGAATAGGCCAATATGTAGGTTCTAGTGGTTTGGTTACTCCAATTGCAAGTGCGGTAGATTATAGAGGAAGTCAAGGAAGTCAAGGTACGGCAGGTACGGCAAACATGATTACTTGGACTGCCACAACCTTTACTTCAGGATCGCAAGTAATAAAAGATGGTGAAGTATGGCAAGCTAATGCCAATACCTTAGCTACAGAAGTACCAGGAGTTTCTGTTAAATGGTTTAGACCATTATTCTATAATAGAAATTCAAAAGCAGTTTTTAATGTAACCACTGAAGTTCCCCTTTCCGGAGGTGCATACTATACGTTTGATACGGCTTGCCGCGCAGTCCCTACGGAGATAAGGAAATTTGGGTTGATTATAACCTATGAGAAATCAGCGAGATCATGGGATACCATTGCTTTTAGAGATAGTGACATAGTAACAAATTGGACCGTTTTAGATTATTGGTTATCCATTGATACTTTGATCCTATATGGTTCTGAAAGAACAGCAATTCCTAAACAATATAGGAGGAAAGGTTTAATAGCTTCATTCGTTAAAAATGGTATAATTAAGATTGAGCAATACATTGGAAATGAATTTGAAACATCTTCCAATTTTATTGCTGATGCAAATTGGATTAGAATATCGTCTTATGATGATCTTACATTGATTAGTAATAAAGTAAATGTAAATGTTGCTGCGGTTGCATCTTTAAGTAATTCTCTATATAATGACTCATCTTATATTAATTGGGAAAATATTCGATTCACAGCCGCAACAGGAGCATTTGAGGCAATAGATTTAACTAAGTTATCAACTCCCGAAAAATTGCCGGTTATGAATATAGAGAGTATGTCCGTAAATACTGGATATGGATTTCTTGTTACGCAATTTGCAGCAGATGGATCGGTCTTAGAGTTTACTTCATTTTTAACAGCAGCAAAAACAAGTTTCAATGCTTTAACTAGGTTCGTTAAAATTTCACTAAGAATAACAGCAGGAGGTAATCTATTAATATCTGATTTGCCCAATGTTGGTTTTAAATTGGTGACTAGATTAAAATCACCATATCAAAATGATTATTTAAAAGACAGATCTCAGGGAGTCGCAACTCTTAAAAGTGCGACAGTAGTATCAGACTGGAAGAATGAAAAACTTGCACATTGCTCTACAGTATTGGAGGATAATTTAAGTGAGGGAGGATATCTTTGGGCATCATATTATTGCAGCGAGACATCATATACTGAAAATGCTTTAAATGGTGACATCTATTGCGCATTATTGAGAATTAATCCTTGTGATTTTAGTCAAAGGGACAGGTTCGTGGCATTAAAGTTTAATGATGTTGTTGGTTCATGGACTGCAAAGGGTATATCTCCATATGATCCAACATTAATAATTAAATCTACAGTTGTTCAATACATAATGGTTGGTAACAATCAAAATGATGCTTTTGGCACTAGATATTGTAGCAGAAACTTTAATAAAACAACTTTGCAATTTGATAACTCAATACAAAATCTCTTTTTAAGGTACACTTTCGGTGGTACACAATACACAGAGGTAATGTCAGTAACAAATATTTCTGTAATGGTTGATAGGTTATCATCCAGAACAGGAACAGATGCAGGAACATATCCTATATTTTCAGGTAGGATAGATTTCTCAGGGGGCTTCTATTGGGTTTATATGGCATCATTACAAACAAATGGCAACGGCTTCCAAGGGGCAATCATGAAAAGCTCTGACGGTATAACTTGGGATTTTGTATCTATGCCCCCATTAACTTATTTGAGTGTATGGGAGGGTGCCCTTAAAGTAATTGGTCAGAAAATTTATGTGTTCATAAAAGGGAACAACAGGTATAATTTATACCTATATGATATTACAACCGATACTTGGACAGTCTCTACAGAATTAAACAATCAGGTGTACTCTAGGCCGTTCTTATTTTATTACAACTCTAAACTTTATGCAGTTTATAACTCCCCTAATAATGTTACAACTTGGGGAACTGTAATCAGGAGTGGAGTAGGTATATCAGTAATAGATCAAGCAACTTTGGCAATATTGGACACTCAAAATATAAAAACAGATGCCGCAAGTCACTATATGTCTGTTTGTGAATTTAAAGGATCGTTGTTTTATATGTTTACGGAAGATAGGAGAAAACACGATATCACTCAAATGAAAGGGAACATCTCCATAATAAATATGGATTTTCTTAAAATATAAAATATCATACACTAATATAAAGCACCTAGATTATTTTATTACATTTGATAAAACTTAATATTATGTGTGTAACTAACAGTGATTGCCAGGCAGGATTCAGATGCGATTCGGAAAGCGGACAGTGCTTACCCTCCGGAGTTGTCAAAGACCCGATTAAACCAAAAGTAGCACCGGATACAGAAATTTCCGAGGATACTGAAGATCAAAATTAAAATGAAGATAGCGACTTGTTTCCTTTACTGTCTGTTCACGATACTGTATGCTTGGTATCCTTTCGAGGGCACTAAGTATCTTTACTTTTTCGGGATGTTTACAACGCTTGGTTTTATATCAGTGTTGTGTTATTTCCAATATCACCCCGCAGACGTTACAGAAAAGGAGTCGCTATTCTTGCAGTTCTCTATGTGGCTTACTATTTGTAGGCTTATATACACAGGCTTCTGTTTATATTTGGAGAAAGCTCTGGTTTATGAAAGGACAGATTTGTTCAACGTGTTTACCGCCATAAGCTTTGTAGTATTATTGATTCACTGTGGATTTAAAAAAGGATGAACGTGGTAATGAAAACGGTACTCGCACTAGGGGATTTTCTAGTTTTAAATGCAGTGGCAATGCCATTTGTTATAGCTGATCCTGCACTTCTTCTTTGGTATCTTCTCTGCATTGTTCTGGGTTTTGTGCTCAGACTTGGTATGGAGAATAAACGACACAAGCTCACCTGGCCAGTTACTATGTGGCATTCAATCTGTACTATAACGTGGTGTTTTGTAGCGATATTATTTTGGAGAGAATTTAACTATAAAAGAGGTTTTGAAATTTATCTTTTTTTAAATTCACTATTCGCAGCTTTTATGGTGGCTCAATTAGAAAATATCGGAAAACAAACTATAAAAGATTGGTTAAGAGCCAAACTAGGCAAGTTTCTTGCTAGTGAAACTGTTGTTAACCCATCTGCACCCACAGATGATAAAGAGACTAAATTATGACCGCAGAACAATTTACAGGCTACGTATTGCTTTGTTTAATGATCGGACTTGTTTATCTGGCAACAAGATTTGTTTGCGATGCGAGGTATAAAAATAAAGGGATTTATTATATCACTATTAATGCCTGGTTTAGGGGTAACAAAGAATACAGATCGTGGTTAAAATACCACAAAATATATCACTGGTGCATTTTACTTATCGTAGGATTATGCCCAACTATTTTACTTCTTATCCACCCGTTTAGTGAAGGTCGGATGTTAATGAGGCCCGAAAATTCTATCTATGTAAATGTTTTACTGTGGACTGGCATCTTACTTAGTTACAGATGGTTTTTTAAGCAAAAATACGCCTAGTAAATATTTTCCATATATTTGTTTTAAAAAACAACTATCATGGCAAAATTCGAAACAGCAGAGGCTATAACCGGACGAAACGAAGGCGGCTACGCAAACAACAAGGCAGATAGAGGTGGAGAAACATATGCAGGCATAGCCCGTAATTTCTGGGGAGCATGGCCTGGATGGAAGTTCATCGATAAGTATAAAGCAGACTGGGCCAAATCTGATAAGAAACTATCTCTGGCCCAATGGGTCAATGCTTCAGCTAAAGTTCCTACAGAACCAGTACATACTCTGGTATCAGCATTTTACAAACAAAATTTCTGGGATGTTAACAAACTTGATGCTTTCGCTGATCAGCAGTTAGCTAACAGTGTATATGATTTTGGTGTGAACTCCGGTACTGGAAGGGCAGCTCAGTTCCTACAACGTGCAGCTAATGACACAACCCTAGTAAAATTGCTTGTAGATGGAAACATTGGTATGAAAACTATTGATGCGATCAATACTCTTAATCAGAAACTTGTTTACGATAATTTCAACAAAAGAAGGGAAGCTTTCTACCGATCCATCGCGACTGGCAATCAGCTTCAATTCCTTAATAGTTGGTTAAGTAGACTTAAACCTTACAAAGTATGTTAACACCAGAGAATCTTACTCCAAGGGCTATCCTTTCTTATTTTTGGAGTGTATGTACCGCTTTCTTTATTTATTACATCCTACGCAACTGGGGACAGGAAAAAGAGATATTAACGCTGATCATTGGACTGATTGGAGGAACGATACTAGGAGGTATATTTGGGGTGTACTTTGGTGCTTCTCATAAAACACCTATCGTCGATCAAAAGACTACCACGGAGATCACGCCAGAAAGCACAACAATAATTACAGAACCCGTAACACCCATAAAAGATGAAAATATCAAAAACTAATATATTACTCGGGGTGATCATCCTGTTAATATTTATACTGGCCACTCGGGAGGGTTGCCATAGAAGCCAGGAAGATAAATTAAAAGATCAGATCAGTTTGGAGAAAGCTGCCCAAGATACTTTGAAAGTAGAATTAAATAAAAAGACTGGTGAGTTAGAATATAGCAAGCAGACCTATGTTGCCTCAAACGGCCAGTTGACAGATTTTTTAGCTGAGAAGGATAAAGAACTTTATGATCTGAAGAAAAGTAAAAAGGCTACAGTAGGTATTATTACAAATACAGAGTACAGAATCGATACTGTAGTTAAGAATCTTCCTCCGGATACGGTAGAAAAGAAAGAAGGAATACGCAAAGCAACTATTGTAAATGAGTTCTATCAAGCTGACATCGTATCAAAGCCAGATAGCACTTCTATGGGACTTGTAGCATGGGATAAGGTGAAGTATTCACTTGGACCAGATTATCGTCTTATAGCCAAGCATTCGAACCCATATGTGAAAGTGACTGAGCTGAATAGTTTTTATGTTAAACCAGATAAGAAGCCCAAGAATTGGAAGTACTGGGCCGGAGCCATCGTCGGTGGTGCTGTCATATACGGTGTAACAAGATAAAAAAAACCCCAGGAGATTATTTCTTCTGGGGTTTTTTATTAACGTCTACGGCTGCTTGATCGACTGGAACTTGACCTGCTCCAACTACTCCGCGAAGGACTTGATTTCTTAAAGAAACTTGATCCAGATGATTTAGAACCTGAATATTGTGATCTGGCCCTGTTTAAGGTTGATCGTCTGGCTTCTACCTTCCTAAAATTGGTATTGAATCCTTTAGTAGATGTAGGCTGTACTTTTGAAGCTCTAAAGCTTTTAGAGGTATATGCTGTGTATCTACTGGGGGCTGAGTGGTAGTGGTGAATTACGTTGTTATATCCTCCATTGTTAAATAGAGATTGATAAAGCAAGTAGTTCATTAAAAACTGCTGACCATTCTGGTCGGTTATTTTTACTACTTTCTCAGTTCCATTCCAACCTAATTCTGCTGATGGTTCTTGTCTACAGGAAAACAAAATGGTCAGCACTAACAAAAATCCGAATATTGATCTTAAATTTTTCATGATATTATTTTTTTTATGCGATTTCGTATTTTAAAAATGGTACGACAATTAGAATTGCTGATACTTCCCCTTCCTGGTAAAAATCATGAACCATATCATCTGGTAAAGTAAAGATAGCAGATAATTCTTTGCGATTATCTGCTGAGGTGTAAACCCCAAGATTTGCTACTTTTTCTATTTTATCCACAATATTAGGTGAAGGAAGAAGGATACCTACGTACCCTTCCGGAATTTCAACAGTGAGACCATAGCAGTGTTTCACGTGATCGTGATTATTGATGATCATAGTAGCTATAAGCTCCGCACCGAAAGCACCCATTGCAGGTTTTACAGCTCTCATGTGGATTATGTTGAAGTTCAGCTTCATGGTTAGAATTGTTTACCACCTTCAGCTTCCCTAGCTTCTTTCTTATGATCTGGTCTGATCTGATTGTAGAGTAGCTTCTCATAAATAGCATTACCAAGATCAAGACCTTCTCTGCCGGCCAGATCAAAAATACGGATCACTGCATCTGCCAGTTCTACTTCGAACATTTTACGCTCAGGTAGTTTGTCATCCATTAAATCTTTACGGCTACCTTCCATAGCTTCTGAGATTTCAGAGTGGATTAGGCAAAGCATAGTTCCTATCTCACGTGGTTTGTCGTGCCATCCTGCATCTTTTGCAAGACCATGGGCAACTCTTACTGCGAAATTGATGTCGGCTGCGATAGCCAGGCCGTTTTCGGCTAAAAATGTTTGTGCTTCTGTTTTCATTACTTTTTCCAATTTGTTATTATGATAAAATTTATTTTAGATGATGACATTTTTACGTCGAACACGTAATTAGCCTTTCTTAAGGCATCGGATAGAGGAAGATAATTCGCTTTGGATACTTCCACTTTCAGTTTCTTAGCTTTGATGGTTTCAAGCTTTTTAAGTGTTTCTTCTACCATTAGAACTTTTTGTTATAAACAGATGAAATTAAATCATCCTGGCTAGAAAAAACTTTAACATCCCTACAAGCGCAGGCTAATCTGACAGCACTATCGAAGTTATTTCCAACAAAAGTTGGCTTGGAGTTGGACCCAGATAGATTAATAAAGCCCCATTTACATTCTAGTAATTTCGTTAGAACGCAAACAGATGTAGAATTTGGGCAGCGATAAGCTACGATTTCCACACCCATTAATGTGTGGATAAGGACTATCTTTTCTTCTTCCTTATGTAAAATTATCTTTTTCATTGTTTCGTTGTTTTGTATTTCAAAGATACGGTTACTTTTGATAAAACAAAATATTTTGTAAATATTTTTTATAATAAAAAAGCCCCCTATTTCTAGGGAGCTTTTGGAGAAGTGTAACTTACTCGGGAGAAGGGTTACACCATTCCATCCATATCGTCAAAATCCTCATCATCACCGAATGCTTCATCTGCTGAGATTCTTCCATCCAATGCCTCACCTTCAGCAATTAACTGAATGTGGTTAAGTGCAGCAGCGACACCTTTGTTACCTTCTACAGCGAAAGCATAGAATGTAAGGTTAACACGTGCATAACATCCTGACCAAATTGCATCTGGATCGAGAATAGCCTGTCTGTTACGGTCTACAATACCAGGTTTCTTTTTGTTGTTGGCATTAAGGAAATACATACCTTCATACAATGGGTCCCCAGGTTTCTCTAAATCACCATCACGCAATGGTTGTTTCATAGTAACCGGAACTTTTTTAATGTCCGTGAAACCAAGTTTGGCCAGACCTGCGATCTTCGCATCATTGATAGCTTCCTTAATCAGGTTAACTGTTTTCTCATCCGATTTAGGGATCAAGATGGAAGTACCATACTGCTCTGTTGTTGCACCTGGTGCTGCTTTCGGTACGAAGCCATTGAAATAGCTTAATCTTACTTTTCCTGTTGTGATTGTTGTACTTTTCATGATTTTACTGTTTTACTGTTTAACTGTTTTAATTAGCTAAGATAACCATTTTACGTGTTACCCTGCGGGTTTACTAAATTTAATTTTTTCAATTCTAATGTTACCATTTTGCAAGCCCAAACATCAAAATCTGCTCTGTGTGCCCCTTCAGGCATTTTACCAAAGAAGTATTGATAAGCTTCCTCTAATGATGGCCACTTATATTTCCCGAGATGAAAACTGGCCAGTTTACATACGGGTGTTGTTGCAAGTTTAGTGCAGAACTTAGGAGTTTTCTTTTCTGGGTATATTTTATAACGAAACATTTCGCAATTAATAACCGGTAAATCAAAACTCATATTGTGGGCAATCAATAGATCAGCCTGATGTAAGTCCTCTATAAAATATGGGAGCATACTGCTCATTGGGACACCTTCATCTAAACATAATTCTGTTGATATTCCTTGCTTGATAAAGAACTCTGTTTTTGGTACCACCCAATTGTCTGGCTGTATAATCTCACACATCTGTTGAATGGTAGTTCCATCTTCCCAACAAAGTTCCCAGGCCAACTGAGTAATACGTGGCCAGTTACTTGTGTCGCTCATTCTTGTGAGAAAGGTAACAGGTAGACCGTTTGTTTCGCAATCAAATACCAAATACTTTTTCATATGTAACAAAATCTGTATTTTGGATTAAATAATCTAAGTCTAAAAGCACCTTCTTTTACTGAAATGTTATTGGAGTTATGGGCTTCTTTTGCACTATCAAAAATAAAACCTGTGTCTTTATCTAAAATTAATTTTGACCTATTAGGTATTATTTTTGTAATGTTTAATTGGTGATGGATGTTTTCTTTTTGAGTACACCATTCAAGATTAGTATAGTGGTTATTTAAAGGGTTTGCATCAATATGATTAACTATATTTTTACCAGGTATAGCGACTAAGAAAGCTATAGCTACTAAGCGATGAACCGCATAAAATCTATGTTTTCCATTAAGACACAAACCCACTCTTACATATCCTTTAGATACCCAAGTTTTTAACATTTGACCTTTTCTAACTGAAAAACCTCCTGTTAATTTATTGGGGTACTTTCTATCAAATGATTTTACATTACCAAAATTACTTATTTGATATAATCCTTCGAAACCAGATATGTCTTTCCAAATCTCCATTATACTAAATCGCTTGCATCGTCATCAATAAACTCATCGTCAAAAGCATTAGCTGCTGCGTGAGCCGTTAACATCTCCGGTCTCTTATCGGACTCTACTACCAGTGTTGCTTTGCCATCTGGCTTAATTAGTAAAGGTTCTACTACGTTAGCAAAATTAACTTTACCAATACGTTTGGATAGCTCAGTGATTCCAACTAGAGCAGGTTTGGTGTAGATATCGGTATGACCGTTTTTCTTTAACACTTCTTCCACTTTCAAAGGATCACTGTAGACCCTAGTAGATTTTCCGTGGACCAACTTGTATCCTGGAATTTTCTCACCCTCTACAGCCTGCGCATAAGCATAACCTTTTACTGCTTCGATCCAATTCTTAAATAAATCTTCTTTGGAAAGTACATCAGCAATCTCATCCATTTCTAACAGATCGGGGTCTTTAAAAGCCATCTCCGCAAGACTTAGATTGTATTCTGCTAAAGCTCGGCACTGTGCTTTTGCTTTACAGAATCTACAGTGCTCTCCTGCTTTATACTCTCCTTCTCCATTCCAAGCTAAAAGTGCCCTAGGTTTAAGTTCTGCTTCAGCCCATTCTAACAGGTCCGCTACTGAAATGTTCCAGGTAGATGATCCATCTAAACGTGGTTGGAAGATATTAACTTCAATTTCTTCAATCTCGAATATGTGTCCGTAATCGTTTAAGGCTCCAAGTGCATACAACTTAAGTTGTGTGTTATTTAATGCTGAGACTTTAACTCCTTTTCCATATTTTAAATCAAAGAACTTAAGTTTTTTCATCCATGGCCAGATCACTAAAGCATCCCCAGTACCAAAACCTTCAGGAACATAATTAGTCATATCAAGACGTTGTTCGATGAAAATAAAAGCACCTGGTTCGCAAGCTGACAAGTTTACAAAATCAACATAGTCCTGGCAATACTGTAACATTTCTTCGTTATAATATTGGCTTTTCCTATGAGATTTCATTTGCTTCTCATACTGTTTTTCAGTTATCTGGTTATGTTCCAGACGTAGCATATCCTCACAAATTGCATGAGCCAACGTGCCTTCTTCAGCAAAACTACTGGTAGTATTAGGAAAATTAGATTCTAAGTCCGGAGACTTAGTGCAAGCCATCCACCTACTAGCGGAGGATGGCGAGAGTTTTGCGTGGCCTGACATCTGCTACAAATCCTTAACTTTTGCGTAGAAAGCTTCGTAATCTTTTGGATCAAGGTTCGGAAGTCCGGAAACCTTTGTGGTTCCATCAGCTTGAACGAAGTCAGCAAAGATGGCTAACATTAAAGGTTTTTTACCTTCTCTACCTTTAGCCAAAACGATCTCAGTTAAGAAAGGACGAGTGATCTCAGATTCAGCCGGTTTAGTTTCTTTGTTGGCTTCAGCATTGTCTTGTGCTAGAGTTTCGGTCATACCAGTATCGTCGGCAGGAGTATCCTCTGTTGATTCAGAACCAGTTGCCTCTGCATTTAATTCTTCTTCAGTTTTTTCTACTGGGGTTTCTGGTGCTTTGTCTGCTTCAATTTCAGCTTTACTCCTACGTTTGCGAGTTGTTGTAGTAGTCTCTGGCACAGCTTCCTGTGTTGGCGTTTCAGGCTCAGGAGTTGGTGTAGGAAGTGGGTCATTTACTGCTGATTTAGCAAGTTCCACAATACGGCTGTGTGTTACTGCCAGACCTTCCTGTCTAATGGTATTTGTACCATCAAGGCCTAAGAAGTCTAACATTTGCTGTCTTAGTTCGGCTCCGGTCGGGGCCTCAAATTTTACTTTTTGCATCTGTTTTTCGATTTTACTGTTTAACTGTTTTATTAATTGTGTACCCTGCCTGACTCGAACAGACGACCTACGCAGTATGAGTGCGCTGCTCTACCAACTGAGCTAAGGATACAAGTGCAGGGATTTAGTTCCCTGCGGACTGTTTAGGCTACCGCTCTTAGCGATGGACTGAACATTTTTACAACTTTGCCAGTTGAATTTAAACAAACACTCTACTTTACCTACTTATTAATACGTCAAAACCAGGCACCCCCATTAGGTTTAGAAAAGGCGATCATCAATCAATCCTTTTCTTTAGCGTTAAGTAACTACCCTTAACATTGGTGGAGGTGGAGGGAGTCGAACCCTCGTCCGAACTAACTTCACTAAAATGTCAATGCACTTGTTCGTTGCGAGGGAGAGACTCGAACTCTCGCCATTCCGGATATGAGCCGGACCATCTAGCCAACTGATGTACCTCGCAATATTAAAAACACACATTCAGGGGCTTGTTTACTTATCGCGTCGCGTTACGTAAACAGGTGGCTGTAGCTCATCCAGAACACTCCGGCTGACGACACATTCAGATACTACAATTAACACTTTCTCAGGCTTTAATGTGTGTTTTATTTCTTGCCTGCACTTCGCGGATTCCCACTCGCAGGACTTGTTTATTCTTCGTCTATCTCATCAAGAATACGTTGGATAGGTTCTTTAATTTCATACTGTTCAAGTAGTTCTTCGTATTGCTCCTGAATCTCAGTAGTTTTAATTCTGAAACGCTCGAGAGCACCATCACCAACATATTTTTCAATGGCTTCAGTACAGAGCTTTTTAGCTACCGCAGGTAAGGTTACAACCACATTGGCCTCGCACTTCCTTACTCCAACATCTTTTAAATATTCCTGTACATAAGGCATACCGTTATTTGGATGGGAAGGACTGGCTAGATTTTTACCCGAGCCTGTAATTAAATTATCAATCCAGGTGAAACCATTTTCAAGTATAAAATTATAGTTCAATCCAAATCTATCAATAATAAGGTCCTGGGGATCATACCCTCTTTTACCATCTTCGAATACAACGTCTTTAACATCTTCTAAATTACTTCGAAGTGTTTCAGATATTCTTAATCCATCTGGATCGTGATCTCCGCAATAAAGTAAAACACATTGTAATCCCAAATCTTCAGCTTCTCTAAATCTCCTAGCATATTCTGCTCTTTGAGAAATAGATGACCAACCTTTTGAATTGGCAACTGGTATGTGATACTCTCTGCAAATAGGTTCAAACAAAGAAACTAAATCGACTTTCTCTACAACCATTTGAATGTAGTATTGTTCACCGTTCCACCAATCTGGCATATAATATTTATGTCCAGTTAAGACATCAGATACCATCCATCTAAGGATAGATTCTAAAGTTCTATCGTCGGGAGTCTCTACCCCAGAAAATTCTCGGGCTTTTTCTTCAGCAACAAAATCTACCGGCAAGAAACCTTGCTTTCTACAATCGTTGATTGCATCTGCAACTCTATCAAACTGGTCTTTATTAATGTAGCCTTTCTGCTCCATAATATATGCCCATCCCCTAGAAGATACTTTGAATCCGATAAGTTTAGATAAACCTATCATTAAATCGGCAAACTCTTGTTTTCGCTTTTTAGTTAGCCTTTTGGTAAAATCAAATTCCATTTATTTTAGCTTTAGTACGGTGATAATTTTCTACTTAATTTTAGCAGCAACTCTTGTTGCTTTTAAAACACCCTCACCTAAATCTTCTGTGGCAATAGTTATCTTCTGGTTGTGCTGCTTATTATAAAAACGCAAAGAGTTCTTCATGCTATATAAGTCCAAAGCATCAACCATAAAACTATCTCCCATCTGTAATTGAGAGAAGTTATATTTTGATCTGTTAATTCGTTTGCTCATGTTCTGTTATTTTTATCTGCCACAAATATAAAGCATAATTTATTAAAACAAAATATTTTTTAAAGTTTTTTATTTTGCCTTATAATTACTAGTTTTGTGCAAACACTTATATGCAATGATTAGAATAAAAGTTTCGGGCTTTAAGGATCAGACTATGGAGTTTGAGCAGCCCAACACCACACTATTATTCCTGCAAGACTTACGAGAGCAACACCAGGATCATCTTTTACCTTTAATAAGGAACTTGGATAAACCCAGTCCTTTTTACCCACCCACATGGCTCAGGCCCACTGAGGACCCAAAAGACCCTGCTTATAAATCGCAGGAGTACAGAAAGAAATTAAGAGAAATTACATCCAAACATCCTATGAAAGTAGAAATACTGGAATTTGATGATGATATGAGTGGTCTAATATGAGAGAAATGTCTATAGATATTGAAACCTTTTGCGAGGTGGATATAAAATCTGCGGGATCATATAAATACGCAGAGAAATCAGAAATTATATTATTTGGATATTCTATTGATAAAGAACCTCCAAAATGTATCGACTTACTTTCTGGGGAGAAAATACCTCAATATGTAATAGATGCCATGCTTTCTTATGAATTTAGAAAGACAGCCCATAATGCTTCCTTTGAGTTGGGTAATATTTCCCAGGCATTAGGTTTAGAGCTTGTTCCTGAGCAATGGCGTTGCAGTGCAGTATTATCTGCTATTGCAGGATATCCAATGTCTCTGGATGAATCTAGTAAAGCCCTGGGCACCGCAGATAAAAAGGATAGCGAAGGTAAAGCACTGATCAGATATTTCTGTATTCCGTGTAAACCTACTAAAGCTAACGGGGGGAGAACCAGAAACCTTCCACATCATGCTCCTGAAAAATGGGCTAAGTTTATTGAATATTGTAAACAGGATGTTGCCACAGAGCAGGCCATTTGTGATGCTTTACACTGGGTAGAACTTCCGGAGATCGAGCACAAACTCTGGTGCCTAGATCAGCGTATAAATAAAAGAGGTTGGAAAGTAGATATTGATCTTGCCAATTGTGCCATCGAATTGGATGCTATTTTCAGAGAGCGATTGACTTTAGAGGCCAAACGTTTAACCGGATTAAGTAATCCAAATAGCGTTGCCCAGTTAAAAGTCTGGTTAGAAAATCAAGGCTTAATTCTACCCAAGACAAAATCTACTGCGCCAGTTTCTAAAGCATCAAGTTTTGATAGTGAGGATGAATCTGAAGGAACTACCAGTCTATCTAAAGGCACCATCGACGATTTACTTGAAAAGGTAAATGCCGGAGAAATGGATTACGTTTTAGATGATGTAGATGCCGTTAAAAGGGTGCTTGAAATCCGGCAGGAAATGAGCAAAACTTCCATAAAGAAGTATGTTGCCATGATCAAAGCTGCGGGTGTCGGGGATCGTGTGAGAGGACTGTTTCAGTTCTGTGGTGCCGGACGAACGTGGCGATGGGCCGGCAGATTAGTACAGGTTCAAAACTTACCACGTATTTTACTTTCTCTGGAAGAATTAATGCTTGCTCGGCAGCTTGTAAAAGAAAAGGACATTGAAAATATTGAGTGGGTATTTGGTAGTTTATCCAATATCCTTTCTCAGTTAATAAGGACTGCTTTTATTAGTGACAAGCTTAAACGTTTAATCATCTCAGATTTCTCAGCTATTGAAGCAAGGGTTTTGGCCTGGATTGCAGGTGAGGAATGGGTACTTGAAGTATTTAGAACTCACGGTAAAATATATGAAGCCACAGCATCTAAGATGATGCACAAACCAATTGAAGATGTTACAAAGCAGGAAAGACAAAAAGGCAAAATTGGTGCTTTACTTCTGGGCTATGGCGGTGGGCCGGATGCTTTGGAAAGAATGGGAGCTGAGAAGATGGGCCTTAAGAAAAAAGAGCAACCACAGCTTGTAAAGGATTGGAGAGAAGCAAATCCAAACATTGTAGCTTTTTGGAGAGCCTGCGAAGCTGCTGCTAAAAAGGCAATTAAGTTCGGGGGTCTTGTGAAAGTTGGAGAGAAGGGTATAAGTTTTAGTATGAAAAACGGTACTCTTTTGTTAACTTTACCATCCGGTCGGTCACTAATGTTTCCTAAAGCTGAGGTTCAAACCTATATGCGAAAGGTGCCAATTTACGATACAATTATCGATGAAGAAGGCGATGAAATCACGGTACAAATCGGTACAAAGCTTAAAGAAGCAGAAAGAATCACTTTCTGGGCAATCAGTCAATTTACACGAAAATGGGAGAAATCAAGCACATACGGGGGAAAACTTGTCGAGAATATTTGTCAAGCTATAGCCCGAGATTGCCTTGCTAATGCCATGCTTAACCTCGATAAAGTAGGTATTTTAATTTGCTCTCACGTTCATGATGAAGTTATAGCAGAAATGCCAAATAATGTTACATCTTTGGCAGAAGTGAACAGACTCATGGTTAAACCTCAACCATGGATGGAAGGCCTACCTCTGGCTGCCGAAGGTGGGGAAAGTTATTGTTATAATAAATAAACTATGAAAATAAAGATTGAACCAAGTATAAAGATAGGAATGCTTACTGCTATATCTATTGATTCACGCAGTCCAAACGGCCACATTAAATGGTTATGTAAATGTGATTGTGGCAAAGAAACGATTGTTTTCGGTAGTAATTTAAAAAGACAACATACTACAAGTTGTGGGTGTATTAACACAAAAGTTATTACTAAACATGGCCTGTGGGGTTCTGGTATTTACAATAGTTGGCATTCCATGATACAAAGGTGTAATAATCCTAATTCACAAGTATTTAAACACTATGGTGGTAGAGGCATAACCGTACATACTCCCTGGCTAGAGTTTAAAGAATTTAATAAAGATATGGGTCCTTCTCATGTTGAGGGTTTAACTATAGAGCGTATTGACGTTAATGGTAATTATGAACCTGAGAACTGTTGTTGGATACCAAAATCGGAGCAAAATAAAAACAAAAGAAATTCACTTAATAAAAAAGCTATATGATTTTTGATATTGCAGTAGCAGCAAGTCGTAGGACTAAGACTTGGAAAAATAAAAAAATGTCCTGGGATGAGTTTTTAAAAAAGCTAGAAACACCTGTTCCTACGGGAGAAACATACTCAACATACATCAATGCTTCAAAAGTTTTTCAAGCTGAGAAAAAAGACGTTGGTGGTTTTGTAGGAGGGTATCTTGCCGGAGGTAAAAGAACTCCGGTTACAAACGTTACTCATCGCCAGTTGATCACTTTAGACAGTGATTTTGGTACTACTGATGCTTGGGAAGATTTTACTTTTATTTACGGATGTAAAGCAGCAACTTATACTACACACAAACACTGCCCAGATGCACCGCGATTAAGATTAATTATTCCTTTGGATCGCCCAGTTAGCAGAGAGGAATATGAAGCTATTGGTCGTAAAATCGCAGATGACATAGGTATGGCCTATTTCGATAGTACTACTTTTCAACCACAGCGTTTGATGTATTGGCCTTCTGTTAGCTCAGATGGAGAATATCTTTTCAGACATCAGGACAGTAATGAAATATTATGTGCTGATGATATTCTGGCCACGTATGTTGACTGGAAAGATATGTCTGCATGGCCAATGACTTCCAATGAAGATATTACGGTCCGTAGTGATCTTAAAAAGCAGGGTGATCCTACTGAAAAGCCAGGATTAGTTGGTGCTTTCTGTAGAGCTTATAATGCTGTAGAGGCAGCAGAAGAATTTCTGAAAGATAATGATCAACTACTTTATGAATATACCGATAAGGAAGAATATATGACCTACACACGTGGGTCTACTTCTGCCGGTGTTCGCGTATATGAGCATGGAACTTTCTTTTATTCCTTCCACAACAGTGATCCTATTCACGGTAAACTGGTCAATGCTTTTGATCTTGTACGTATACATAAATATGGGCATCTTGATAAGGATAGCGATGCAGCAATAAACAAGCTTGAAAGTTTCAAAGAAATGCAGGCTTGGGTGAGTGAACTTGATGCTGTTAAACAGGAAATTAAACTTCAGGCTTTTGATGCTTTCGACGATTATGTAGAAGAAGAAAATGCTGAAGAAGTTGATGATAATGCCTGGAAAAAGAAAATGAACCTTAATAAAAATGGGGTTTATGATTCTACCATTAACAACATTGTGCTTGTCATCAACAATGACCCACTAATAAAAGGTAAGATCAAGTACAATAGTTTTGAAGGAAATATCTATATAGTTGGCGAACTGCCATGGGATGATTATTTTGTGAAGGCCAGACCATTTGTAGATTCTGATGATGCCGGAATGCGCCATTATGTGGAACGTGTTTACGGTATTTTCAATACTGGTAAAACTTTCGATGCCATCAATATTGCAGCTATGAAAAATAGCTATCACCCGATTCAGGATTATGTGGGTTCGCAAGTTTGGGATGGTAAAAAGAGACTTGAAACTTTATTGATTGATTATTTCAATGCTGAAGATACCCCTTATGTCAGAGCTGTAACCTTAAAAACTTTAGTTGCTGCGGTAGCAAGAATCTATGTTCCTGGGATAAAATACGACACAGTGCTTACTCTTGTAGGTGCTCAGGGTATCCGCAAAAGTACTTTCTTCAATAATCTGGGTAAAGAATGGTTTTCAGACAGTTTTACCACTGTTCAAGGTAAAGAGTCGTTCGAACAATTACAAGGCAACTGGATCATAGAGATTGCTGAATTAGCAGGATTTAAGAAGTCTGAAGTAGAACAGATCAAGCAATTTGTTTCTAAACGTTTTGATAAATTCAGAGTAGCTTATGGTAGAAGAACAGAGAACTTTGCCCGACAGTGTATTTTGGTAGGCACAACCAATGAAAGTTCTTTTCTAAAAGATTATACGGGAAACCGTAGGTTCTGGCCAGTTACCGTTTATGGATTTATTGAGGGAAAAACAAAATCCTGGGATGAAATGCCAGTGGATCAAATCTGGGCTGAAGCTAAAGTTTTATTTGATGAAGGCGAACCATTGTATCTATCCAAAGAATTGGAAGCTATGGCTACTGCTATGCAGACTGCCCATACTGAAGCTGAAGAACGTGTTGGTATAGTTGAACGTTTCCTTGAAACACCACTTCCGGAAGATTGGAATAAATCGGGTATAGTTTTCCGCAGGCAATATCTTAGAAGTACAGAAGATATTATGTCTTTTGGAACTCAGGAAAGAGTATCTGTTTGCGTAGCTGAAATCTGGTCAGAGCTATTCGAACAGGATTTTAGTAAGATGACTAGTGTAAATACTAAATACATACACCAGATGCTTGCTCAGATACCTGGTTGGGTTAAATCTACATCGGTTAGAAACTTTGGTCCGTATGGTAGACAACGTGCCTATGTAAAAGTCGAATCAATTGTCAATGAAAGTAAAAAAGCTAAAGTATGAAAAACGGAATAAATGTCTTAAGTCTTTTTGATGGGATGTCCTGTGGGCAGATCGCATTAGAAAGATCAGGCATTAAAGTAAATGAATATTACGCCAGTGAAATAGATAAGTATGCAATTAAAGTAGCCCTATCCAACTACCCAAATACAGTTCAACTGGGATCAGTTGTAGATTTGGATGATTTTGTGGTTGAAGCGATACTTCCTAAGATTGATCTTCTTATAGGGGGGAGTCCTTGTCAGGGCTTCTCCTTTGCGGGTAAACAATTGAACTTTGAGGACCCAAGAAGTAAGCTGTTTTTTGAGTATGTAAGGCTTTTAGAAACACTGAGAAAGACTAATCCAGAGATTAAATTTTTATTAGAAAATGTAAAGATGAAAAAGGAATCTCAGGATATTATTTCAGGATATCTTGGGGTAGAACCTATCGCAATTAATTCAGCTTTAGTATCAGCTCAAACCAGGAAAAGAATATATTGGACTAACATAGCTCCTTTAGAAATTCCTAAAGACAGAAATATTTTATTAAAAGATATAATATCAGATGATTTTTATGTTGATAGAGATAAAAGTAGATGTATAATATCTTCAATCGGTAGAACTACAAAACGTGAATATTTTACTAAAAATCAAGGTCAAATGGTATTTGATAAAAAAACAAATCTACCCAGAAAAGTTACTCCTTTAGAATGTGAGAGACTTCAAACAGTTCCAGATAATTATACCGATTCAGTTTCAAACTGCCAAAGATATAAGATGCTTGGGAATGGTTGGACCATAGATGTAATTGCACATATTTTCTCATCATGGAAGCAAAATTAGAGGCGAAACTAAAGCGTAAAATTGAAGCCTTGAGAGGGAAATGCTATAAATGGGTTTCCCCCCAAACTAAAGGTGTTCCTGATCGGATCATTTTTATGCCTTTAGGCCGTATCTATTTTGTTGAAACTAAATGGGGTAAGAATGGTCTTTCTCCGCAACAACGTTTAATCCATAAAATTCTTCGCAAGCTTGGTATAAAAGTTTATACCATCGGCACTGAAGAACAACTTAACGAATTTTTATTATGCTTAGAACTTATCTAACATCGAATGAAATATAATCCACATAACTACCAAAAAACTGCCATCGACCATATTTTAGAACATCCCTATTCGGCTTTATTTCTAGGTCTTGGATTGGGTAAAACTTCTATTACGGCTACTGCTTTGGAATATCTGATAATGAGTACAGAAATTATGAGACCACTAATTGTGGCTCCTAAACTTGTGGCAGAACAGACCTGGAAAGCAGAGCTTGAAAAATGGGATCACACCAAAATACTTAAAATATCAAGGATCATTGGAACTGAGAAAGAACGACTGATTGCCTTAAGGACTCCGGCAGACGTATATGTTATTAGTAGAGATAATATAAACTGGCTTGTAGAATGGCTCTGGATGAATAAAAAGAAATGGCCTTTTGATGCCTTAATCCTTGATGAGTTATCCTCTTTTAAGAATAGAAATTCAATGCGGTTCAAGGCCCTGAAGAAAATTCTACCCTATGTGAGAAGAACAATCGGTCTGACTGGTACACCTGCTCCTAACTCATTACTCGATCTCTGGCCACAGATGTTTCTCCTGGATAAAGGAGAGCGACTAGGTAAAACTCTAACTGGCTACCGTAATAACTATTTCATTGCCAACTATAACGGTTTTGGTTACGTGATCCGCGAAGGAGTTGCAGAGACCATCCATAACAAGATCAGCGATATCTGTATTTCGATGACTGCTGAAGATTATCTTGATCTTCCTCCGAGAATGGATATTGTGAGATTAGTTGATTTAGAAAACCACGAAGCCTACGAAAAGTTTAAAAAGGAAGAAACTTTAGAACTTTTAAGTGGAGAGGAAATTACACCTTTGTCAGCTGCTGCTTTGTATTCTAAACTATTGCAGTTTTCGAACGGAGCTTGCTACGACAGCGAAAAAAATTATCACATTGTAGATAATACTAAATTGAATGCAATAGCTGAGGCATACGAGGCTTTAAATGGTGAGCCTGTAATTATATTCTATCAATTCAAATCTGACTTAGAACGGCTTAAAAAGATCATTCCTGAAGGAATTATACCTAAGTCAGAGAAAGAGATTGATATGTGGAATAGAGGCGAGATAAAATGTCTTATTGCACATCCGGCTAGTATTGGTCATGGATTGAATTTAGCTGAAGGTGGGCACCATATGTTTTGGATGGGGCTTCCATGGTCTTTAGAGTTGTATCTACAGGCGGTTGGTAGATTGGATCGACAAGGTCAGAAGAAATCTGTCATTAATATGATTTTTATAGCTAAAGGCACTTTAGAAGAACTTGTAGTTGCGCCTCGAATAGAAGGAAAAACCATTACACAAAATCAATTAATCACTGCATTAAAAAAGCACGTACTTTAGGTATGTGCTTTCTTTTGTTGTCCTTTTGATAAGGGTTTATTTATACTAAATATCTTTTCATCGTTCCAACCTCTAATTCGTCTACCAATTATTGTTGCATGAGACAGACCTGAAAATTTAACAGCTTCCGATATTGTAATATACCCCCAAACGGTATTGAATCTAGGTGTAGATACTTTGTTTTTATTTTGTTCACTTTTAGGAATCCAAATACAGTTATCTCGATCATATCCTTTGTTGACATTTTTTCTTTCTATTGTGTAGCCTTCTATGTAGTCTACACTCATATCAGAATAAAAACCTTCGAATTTTCGCCATTTATCACAGTACATTATGCCTCTTTCAGTGTAGTTTGCGTATTGATTCTCTGTAGGTTTTGCGTGGCATCTGGACTTCATACTTCTCCAAGACTGGTATATTTTAGTACCATGTAAATGGTGTCGCTCTAAAGATTTATTAGTGGTACAACCACAACTTTTAGATAGACCCCTTATTAAATTAGAACTCAATATGTCTTTAATATTTCCACATTCACATTTACTAGTCCAATAAGTTCTATTATTTTTCCTGTAATATGTTAATGGTTGTAGTTTTCCAAATTTTATATTTGCTAAATCTTTTATCATACACAAACATAGTAAAAAGTTGACAAATAAAAAAAAGTATCTCAATCGAGATACTTATATAAATTTTCTTTATGAATATATTTTCCGGTCTTAGTGTTTATCCACCAGACCTTACTTCCTTTTTTCTTCTGTATGTGTAGTGGGAGTTTCGATAAATCCATAGCTTTCTTTAATTTTATTAACTTCAATTTGTCCTCTTTGAGATAAACCAGTTTCTATCCAATTAGAAGCTGCATCGTGCAATCCTTGAATGTCTTGTAAAAAACCTATTTCTAATTCTATAAGTTCTTGTGGTAAGTCTGATACTACGGTTTTTACCCCACCACTTCCATATTTTAAATCAATAGTTCTAGCCAGTTCGGGAGTAAGTTTTCTACCAATAGCACACCCTTCTGATTTACCTTCAAGTCCGAGGGTAATAGGGGAATATCTACAACTAACACCATATTCGTCTTCAGAGCATCTGTTATTAGAATTGTAATGGTTAACCGTTTCTTCCAAGAAGGCTAACTGTTTTTGTTGTAATTCGTTCATAGCTTTTTTTGTTATACAACAAAGGTCAGAATAAATCCTGACCTGTGCAAATATTTTGTAAATATTTTTTATCCTGTTGAAAGTTCTGCTTTTATAGCAGGCTGAGGATTATATCCAATTAATTCAAAATCCTCTATTTTAAGACCATACAAGAAATTATCCCAATCTTCTCCTGCTTCCAGGTAATCGAACGGCAGGCTATTTATATTTAACTTTGGCAGCTCAGTTGGTGTACGGCTCAGTTGTTCTGCCATTGCTTCTTTATGGTTGTCATATACGTGGGCATCTCCGAAACTATGAATAAACTCTCCTGGCACCATGTTAACGATCTTAGCTATGAAATGGGTAAGTAGCGCATAACTTGCAATATTAAAGGGCACACCTAAAATACTATCGGCTGATCTCTGGTAAAGCTGACAATCCAAATAGTATTTTGGTACATTAAAGTAATCCATCCTTTCTGTTAAAGTTTCAGGACCATAAATATTCGGCATCTGCTTATATTCCAGTTCATCACTTTCATCCTCAAACAGGATATAGCCTGTGTTGGACAGTTCGTACCTCTCATTAAGTGTAAGAGGTCTACAGTTGAATTGAAACATACTATGGCACCAATATAGGGCTAAGTCTGTGTCGTGAGCCGGATCAACTGCGGTAACGATATGTCTGCGTGATTCTGGGGTTTCGCGTAACGACCGGATGACTCTGGTGATCTGATTGATGGAAGGTTGATCAATGTAAATATGGTTATCTCCACCAGAAGTATTGCCTGCTAAAAAAGGTTCTCCTTGCCAGTTTGTCCACACTTTACCGTATTGATATCCGCAATCACCATATTGGTATCCTGACTGAGCTAAAACTTTTGTACCAGGTTGTAACTGGGAAGCTTTGATGTGGGCTATAAAACCAAATTCTCCCTCCATTTCCAATGGTTCTGTAACTCCTACTTCTTTACATTTTTTAAGATAAAAATTGTAAGCATCACCATTCCAGATGTTGACTCCATTATCCACCAGAAATTTGATGTTGGTATCACCTCTTAAGAACCATAGCAATTCAGCTACGATACCTTTCCAGTACATCTTTTTAGTGGTAAGTAATGGGAATCCATCAGCTAGATTATGTCTGAACTGGTATCCGAATAGTGATCGGGAGCCTGGCATATTTGCTCGGGCAGCAGGCTTATCGGTGCCCTGGGCTTCGATAGCTTTTAGTAAGTCTATGTATTGTTTCATATTAGTTTTCTAATTCTATGGGATCAATAAAAAACCAAGGATAATCACTTCGTACAGTATTCATTCCAGACCCTACTACAATTGTTACAAGATTATTCTCATACTTAGATAATAATTCTTTATTACGCTCCAATTCTTCTGGGGTATCTCCTGTCCAGTCTTTAACTAAACTAACTTGGGCTGCTATTAATTCAGCGATCTTGGCTTTAGCTCCTTCTTCTGTTAAATGATAACTTTTGTTTTCAGTAACTACATCATAACTCCAATAGTCATAATCGGAGTTTTGTATATTTTCAACTACTAAATAAATGATCTGTCCCATTATTTTATCTCAGAATGGTTTACGAACTCATCAACTGTAACGGACCTTTGGTGGTCTCTCTGTTTGGCCCAAATTACGGCTGATACGACGAGCAGAACGTAAAGGGCGATTACTACTATAACTGTTTTCATAATTGCTTTTTACTGCCAGAACCCCAAACCATTTACGGTGTTGGGGCTGATCTGACGGAAAATTAGGTTACTTCATGTTCATCATGAATCCGGCACCACCTCCGGCTATTGTTGTGGGATATGCACCATCCCATTTCTGTATTCGGGCCATCTCTACCAGTAACGGTGTAAGAGTTGCCTGCTTCAATCGGTTGGCTTCGGACTCGGCTCTGGCACGAACTAATGTCGCTGCTGCATCACCTTCTGCTTTTGCTTTAATTACACTGGCCTCAGCTATAGCTTGTTTAGCCTGATTTTCTGCTGCCAGTTTTGCTTGGATCGAACTATTCTTCGCCTCAATTGCCTGCGCCATAGATGTAGGGGGGGGGTAATGTTCGAGGTAAGTTGTTCTAAGACGATACCACGTGATCCCAGTCTTTCTTTCAATACAATCTCTACTTCAGTTTCAAACTGTGCTCTCTTGGCCATTAAACTGTCTGAGGTGTATTTTGGTACAATTGCTTTAAAGGCATCGTAAACTGCGGTCTGAATATATCTACCTTCACCTTGGATGTCTGCTAAGTTGGACCTGAAAGTTGTATAAATCTTAGGCACTGAGTCAGATAATACACGATACTGCATTTTAGTATCAATCTCAAACCTTGCTGCATCTACTGTGTTAATTGCAAATGGTTTGTAATCTACATTCTGTACAAATGTTGGGAACTCCACTATACGGGTTGTCCAGGTATTGTACCAGACACGACCGGATACGATTGTAATTTTATCTACACCGCGATCAGAACCGTAAAGGTTTGATTCCGACATTACCGGCATCAATGTTTTCGTAGGTCATGGGTTGAATCCACCATGTGATTAATGCTAGGACGATGGCGATCACGCCAATGATGAGTCTTTTAGGAGCTGTTTCCATTTTACTTCAAGTGTTTAATTAATTTGTTAATTGATGGTTTTACTACCCAATACACCATGTAAAGGGATAGGATCAGGACCAGTAGACAGATCAATACGATGAAATCGCTGTCCTGGTATAAATTAGTTATGGAGTAGTGAAGTGCTATGCAGGCCACTATAAATATTATAATTCTTGTCATGTTCTTAAGTTTAAAAGAAGCAGGAGGGTTTAAAGGTTTACACATCCGTGTCGCTCTTGATTGGTGTCCTCCCGCTATCTAAATTAATCGCTCTCACCTAGAAAAGCGTGAGCCCCTAAGAGCGTCACGCTAAAGTATCCGACTTAGCGGGGATGGGAATGTTATTTTATTTTTTTTTAAACTGTTTAAACATTTTTTACATATTTTTTCTAAATCAATAATTTCATTTATGCTGAACAATTTTGTTTCATCATACTGAAATCCGGTATTTGAAACGAAACAATACTGAATACCCATACGGCCACAGTATGCATCAATAGTTAGATTATCTTTTGATATATGCACTTTAGCATTATTATAATTATCGAAACTCCCTATTAAAGCAAACTTTTTTACAGATAACTCTAGTATAGGCAAATCAATTTCAGGGTCAAAATCCCTAACTAATATTTTTACTTCTTTCATATCCGCTAAGATTTAATTGCCGAACATCCGGCACCTAGAAATCCCGATCCTTGGTAGGAGTCGGGTTTCTAAGTATTGTTGGCGTAATCGCCTTCGCTGTGTCCGGTTGCAAGCCCTCAATATCTGGCTTCTTTCATTTTCGTAACTGGACTACCGTTATTCAAATATACAACTTATTCTGAGGAAACAAAATATTTTGTAAATATTTTTTTTATGCCCAGACTATATCATCTCTTTTATAGATTTCTAATTGACTGGCCTGTCGAATACCATAGTCTTTTCCGCAGTCTAAGCAGCCACTTACAGTGGTGGTTACTTCTTTTCTTTTGTTCATCTGTTGGTGGATTTGAACTACACCGGTCTCGCAATTACCGCAATGGTAATTAGTCAGACAAAATTTTGCTTTGTGTTTCATACCTCTTTAAAAAATACTTTTGCGCTATCAATAAGAGAATCCATTACTTTAAAAGTTGGATCACATCCTTTATTTTTAAAAATCCAATTTATATTTTGGATAATACCTTCTACAACGGGGCACAATTGAGTAGATACAATTACATGGGTAATTTCTTTATGGTCCCAATTCATTCTTATAACTCCTTCAGAGTAGAAAGTAGGGCATCCTCCACCGAAAATTAAAGTTGTTTCCAGAGTGGTATTTTGTTTTACTACCATTTGTACAGTCCTCCACGTTTAATGAACATTGATCTGTCCAGATTGATCTGTTTAAGGCACTCTGCGACACTTGAATCCTGCACCGGTAAAGAATACGTATGCTTGCCAGAACTGTTCTCAAATAGCCTTCCCAGTGGATCAACTAAAAGATATGAGCCTGTCATCTTCTTATTATTTTCTGGAACCATAGATGTTTGCTTAGAATGTCTCCAAAGAAAATCAGAAAATTGAAAAGCAGAAACTTTAATCTCGTCGAACTGATGATCATTCTGTCCTTCGATACGTAGGGCCTGAAACACTTTCCATCTGTCTGGTTTGGCTAGGTAGATAAGCTCATTAAAATCTTCCTGCCAGTTGTATGAGTTCACCACTGTATTGATCTTCAGCTTATATCCTAGGGTTTTTATACTATACAGTAATTCTGAATACTCTACATCTCCTTTAGCGGTCCGGCCAATAGCTTTGTTTGTACTATAATCCAAACTGTCAATGGAGACTCCTATCCAATCCAAATATGGTCTCATCTTCCGCAGCCAGTCCGGAGTCATTAGTGATCCATTAGAGATGATGGAAGTGGTCAGTCCAATTTTCTTGCTGTACCTGATAATTTCGTCCAGGTGTTTGTATAGCATTGGTTCGCCACCGGCAAAAGTGATCTTCTGCATACCTGCTTCCTTCAATCGACGTATGACAGTTTGGGCATCAAGCAGAGATATCTGCGGGCCAACATGGAAGTCATCAAATGTGGCGTAGCAGAATTTACATTTCATGTTGCAAGGCTTTACAATATGGAAGGAGACCGTTTCGAACATCGGATCAAATAACTTTTGTGAGGGTGGACAGTTTAAATATCTGTTCCAATCAAAATCTAAATGCTTTTTCATTTTCTTAGCTTTTTATGCTATGGCAGTTTTTATGCTATAGGGGTGAATAATATTTATCAACAAACTCCAATAGGGCCTGCCTCTGAGCTTCTTTATAAGCTGCTGCAATTTCTACCCTGCCCCATCCAGTTTTGGACTTAAGCAATTCCAGGAATAGTTCCTCTATTCGATTGATCAATTCGGTATTCATTATTTCTTAGTTAAGTGTGAATGGTACATTCTTTTTCTTCTGGTCTTGATAAATTCTAAGTGCTGATAGAAACCTATCTCTAACTTAGACACTCCAACCACAATTGCATCGCTCAAACATCGTATTGGCCTACCAGGAACGATGTTATAAATTACCCTCTCATCTTTGTGATCCAGGAGGGCCAGACTGTTTTTTCCGAAGGTGATAATTTCAAACCGTTTGCGGAATTTCTTCAATAATTTAGCTTTCATTTTGTCTTGTTTATGCTATGCCTGTTTTTATACTATAGCTATTTTTATACTATAGCTGTTTTTATACTATACCATAAAATGGTCGCGGATCAATTGATCCACTAATTTTCCACGTTCCATCCTGGGGAGGCTGTTTAGTGCCTGTCTTGCCGTTTCCGATATACGCAAATTTAATATTGCGCTTTGGGTTGTTTCCTGTTTCTTTCTACCTGCGTTGGGTATAGCCCCGACTATTTTATTTTTACGTGCCATAATTATTTTAAATATGCTTTTGAGATAATATATTCCGAAACTGAAAATTCCCTTTCATGTTCATTTTTACGTCCTGAAACTTTATATAAAACTATTGTATCAATAAAAGGAAAACAATCCTTAAACCAATCTGCTAATTTTCTTCTTTCATATTGTTGGCCCCCGTGATTTTTCATAAACCTTGATCTTAATATTTCCCCTAATAAATCGGAATCCATTTGATGATTAAAGTTTTCAAAATAAAACGTTATGCCATAAAATATTTGCTTTTTCATATTACCTGTTATCTTATACCTATAAAACCCGCTTTGTTAGGGCGGGTTGTTTACTATAAAGTTTCTTTATATCTCTGCGAATCGTTGATAACTTTCTGCTTAAGTTCTCGATTGTCTTTATTCAGTATTGCAAACAATTGCAGATTCTTTTTATATAGGTCTATATTGCGCTCTATCTGCCAATCTAAAGTTTCTTTTAATGCTTTGGTTTGCCTATGCTTTTTAAGTGCTAATAACAGGCTTAAAAACGCTGTAATTACTAATGTGAATTCCATATTATTTAGATAATTTATCAGGTGTAAATAATCCAACAGCTAAACTATTATATTCATTAGCACAAATTACTGCGCTTAATTTTTCACCTACATATTCCCCTTTAGAGTTCTTAATAAAGGCAGCGCCCATACCTGAAAATATTGTATCACCTGTTTTAATTTGTGCTTTTAATCTTTGTTCGAATTCAGTTTGGTATTTATCATATACCGCCTGTGCTGCCTGTTCAGCTTCTTTGTTTACCTTATTTATAAAAAGGTCAATTGATGTTGAATTATACATAATATTTTAGCTTTAATTGTGTACCGGAAAAACCCGCTATTTTGGTAGCGGGTTGTAATTTTCCTGAAGCCACTGTATTAATGCTGCGGCCGTTTCTGGGGTTAAATTTTCACTACCTGTTATTAGCAGTATTCCCTCTTTTAATTCGAGATTTATTGTTTGTTCCATATGCTATTTATAAATTTTAGATCGTACAATTTGAGAGCGTAATATATCGCCTGCTTTGTTGGTGAGAATTTCTACAACTCTATAACCTACCTTTTGTAGGCCTTTAGGACTTTTTAAATATATGGGTTCTGTAGTTCTTAATTTTGGCATCTGTAAAAATTTATATATTGTAAATCTGCTGTAAATTCAACTCTTAACTCTGAGCCTGTGCCCCAATAAGCCCCGCCCATATCGTAACCTTCTATTAAAGCCACTCTTTTATTATACACTTTAGTTTGGTGTTTTTTACAGATACGGCCGTTGTTACCACTTGTAATTGTAACGGGGTAATTACCTTTGTTTGCTCTGCCCATTGGGGCACCAAATTTTGAATTGGTCGCAGTTATTACTCTGCCTAGATTATCGTTTCTCATATTATAAAGAGTTTAAAAAAGTGATTAATTTAGATAAATCTTTGGAAGGCATATCTAATTTTTTGCTCTGATTCCATCCAATAGACTGCACAAAAAAGTGTGTACCATCAAATTTAAAGTTTATAGTTTTACGGTTGTTTCTGATTCTGAAATAATCTAAACTTGGATATGTTGATAACTCATAAGTGCCAAATTTAACGTCCTTCATTTCTTTTGGAATTGGAAGGCCTTTAGGATATTTCAAGAAAAATGTATTATCAGGAGTAAACCATTTAATACCATAATTTGCACATTCTGCTCTATTGGTACAAACGTCTACTTTTTCAGTGTGTAACTTTCCGCAGTATTTACACAAACCTTTGCCGGCCCGGGTATCGTTTAACATTTCGCTTACCATGGTATCGAATACCCTAAAACCTTCCACGTTATATTGATTGTCAAAATAATATGATTCGTCAATTTTCAATACTTTACCCTCGTTAACCTTAAGAAAATCTTTCATTTTCCCAGTATCAGCAAACACATAAGCATTTACTTTAATAACGCAGTGCATCCCCTCTAAAGGTTCTACTTTGTAACCTTCGTACTTAATAGCCCAGTCCGCAGACTGAGACTGTACACGCTGCAATTTAAGGTAGCAATCATTTTCAGTGCCCGAGCAGATGAAAGAATCGTTTTTAGTTAAGATGTAAGTTTTCATAATTTTTAGCTTTATACCACTAAAACCCCGCTAAACGAATTTAGCAGGGTATTGTATTTTATTGATTCCTAACATATAGGATTAAGTGTGGAAACGGTGACATCAATTAAATTACCATCCCATTCTTTGCCGTTTAAATACCAAACACCTTTCTTTTGTGAGATTGAAACATTAGGCAGAGCGTTTAAACGTTCTTTAGTAGTGTTACTTTGCCATCCTGCGTTGGTAATATATAGGGTTCTTTCAGGATCATTATATCTATAAGCTATAATGTTATTGTACAATTTTAAAATAGTTACATTCTGTTGTACTTCTACAATAGTGTTATCTAATTTAAAAAATTCTGCGTTTAAAAATGCTGCGATTGCTGATTTGGTGATTTTTCTCATGATATTTAGCTTTTGTTATTGTGTGATGTAAAGATATGAATATTTTTATTAATGTCAAGTATTATTTTAAAATATATTTCCATTCTCTAAAAATTCATAAGAATTGGCTTCTATACTCTCTTTTATGGCTTCTGAACTTGTCAAATAATCGTATTCTTTAGAAAGGATCATTCTATAATCTTCTAAGATACTTTGTAAAAAGTTCGCGTCTAAATCGTCGGCCTCCTGGTCAAAATCATATTCGTTACCTTCTGCCACGATATCAGTTTTAATACCATCTGAATATTTAACGACTAAATTATTATAATCTGTTAAATATTGTTTTGCAGTTTCAAAAGTTGCGCAGGTCTCACCATGTTCTTTTATAATTGCATTAGTTACTTCTGCCACATCCCAGATAAGGGAACCCTCGCAAATACTCGCTCTACCTATATCAAAACTGGTAATTTTTAAACCGATGTTTTTGGCATCTTCGTAGGTAGACTCCCACCATTCATAGTTTACGTTAATGTCTGATAGATTGCCTATTACAGTCAATTTTGCATCTTCTGTTAATTCGTCGAAAGAATAAACTTTTGTTCTTACTGTTCTCATTTTAAATCTGTCTTGTTGGTCGGTAGCAGCTAACCGGAAAACATCCAAGGTTTATTCCTTGTTTGTTGATATAAAGGTAAGCATATTTTTAATATTTGTCAAGTTTATTTTTAAAACACGTATTTAACGCAAATTAAAACCGTTCGTCGTCGGGGGCTAATGTTTTACAGTCCAAAAGGGATAAAACCCAAACTGCAATAAATACAATTGCTATGGTGTTGGTGATGTAGAAATTATTCAGACTCAGTAGGTAAATAATTGCAGAAATAAAAGCTAAGATAAAGAAAGGAGTTTTCATATTGTTTAGGTTTTTTACTACCACAAACCCAAACCTTTGTAGGTGTTGGGTTGGCAGCGGGATAGATTCTTTTAATACAATTCTACTTCTAATTTATGTCCGGCAGGGCAATTTTCCCAACATTCGTGTTGCAACCTAGAGAATAAAGTTGTATATTTTGTTGGTATAGAATCCTCATCCCATCTACGAGAGGTATAGAAATGCCCATTCTTTTCTTTTTTAAAATAAGCTTCAAGTCCTATATTTTGGCCTTCATTTGTTTCACCATAAACAAGTTCTATAAAGTTAGAACCTGTAAAAATAATAGTTCCTGCTAATTTGTAGTCTGGGTTGTGTTTTGTTGTATTCATAGCTTTTTTAGATTAATGTTATTTTACTAGGGTTTTTAATTCCGTGGACTGTTTTAGCAATCTCAATTGCTCTTTTCTCAGAACGTGCAACAATTATGATGTTCTGGTTATTTACTCGGGTAAGGTCCGTAACTACATAGGTGTTTATCATTTTAGTTATAAGCTACAAAGTGAGAAGATTTGAAAGTATAACCCAATATTGCTCTAAGCATTATTGCTTCTAAAACCGGAGCTTTTTTATAAGTCTCGATGGCGTTGTTAATGATTTGAATTTTAGCTTTTTTCATGTCCTTGTTGTTTGTTGATATAAAGGTAATATAATATTTTTAATTATTGTCAAGTATTATTAAAGCACGTATTTATACGTGTTTACTTCTTTAGCCTACTAACTGCGGATGTCGGATCACTCATCAACTTGTTAAATAGATCAATTCCCGCCTCAGGTCCTACAAAACCCTCATTGTTAGGATTAGTGATTTTAGATACTCGGGTAGCTTTCCTAACATACCGTATACCCTGTTTATTAATATGTGCTCTTAACGCCTCATATGGTACGTTCAATTCAATAGCCAAAGCTTTAATTGATTTGGTTTTTAACTTGTTAGCCAAAGCATTATTTTCTGGATATTCATGTTTAGGTTTAACGGGTTCTTTTTTACGCGAACCATCTACAGGATAAGTGCCCGTTCTACCTTTATGTTTATGGAGGAAATTATAAAAATCGAATATATCAATTTCTAAATACTTTGCAATTTGTGATTTGGTTAAACCGGTTCCTTCCAGTTCTGCAACCTTTTTCATGCTTAAAAACTTCATAATGTTGAATATGTAAATAAATGGTTTATTAGTGTTCTCCAACAAAAGTGTTGTTTTAATATGAATAAAACAAGAAAAATATAAAAAATAAGTTACCGTAAACAAATGTACAGGTACTTTCTAAAGCCTGTAGTAGATGTAGCTATATTTATATAGTATATTATAGGTGTTATAATATTGTACAGTATATATCTGTACTACTATAAATATACAGTATACTATGTCAAGTCTTATATATACTGTTTACCTTGTTTACTGTAATAGAATATTAGTATAAAAGGTACTTTAATATAGTTTTAATATAGTTTTTAATGTAAAACACTATTGCATCTTTACAGTTTTTACCTGTACACTTTTATATATAATGGGGCTTTAAAGTGGTTTAAAGGAACACAGGTAGTTAATTATGTTATCATGGTAGGTGTTCAGTTCGTGAACATCGCAGACTGTGAGGCCTCCTGGTAAAACATAATTTCTTAATCAATCAATATCCTAGGGTTTATATAACATATACGCTCTATTGATTAAGGCCTTATATTTGTTGTATTGATAACTTAATATTTAAAGATATGGGAAGGCATAAATTAGTAACGGACCCGCAGCAACTTTGGGATATGTTTATAGATTATAAAAATGAGACTAAATCAGACCCGTTTATAATTGTAGATTATGTTGGTAAGGATGCAATACCCGTTAACAGGATGAAAGAAAGGGCGTTAACCATGGAAGGCTATGAAGAATACGTAGCTTGTATTGATGGTATGCCGTGGGAGTTAAGAGATTATTTTGCTAATACTGATAATAGGTACTCAGATTTTACGACTGTCTGTTCGCGTATACGCAGGGCAATTAGGCAAGATCAAATAGCGGGCGGGCTTGCAGGCCTTTATAATCCTTCCATTACACAACGTTTAAACGGCCTTGTAGACAAACAAGAGGTTAAAACGGTCAAGGAACAACCCTTGTTTACCGATGATCCTATAAACGAGGAAACGACCCCAGAATAAAACCACGCTACAAAAACAGGCCTCAACCAAACATTTAAGGACTTAAGCACACACTAACAATGTGGATGTTTAGGTCCTTTTTTATTTATATATCAGTATTCCGGTAGGGTAGGGGAGGGGCTAAAACAACCTATTTTAAATCGTACTTAACATAATGTTAATTATGAGACAAATAAAATACCGTTTAAACCCCAGAATATCAGCGACTTAACGAGGGGGAGCTACAAACAATTATCTTTTACGGATGGACCCGCAGCAGGGCTGAAATATATCGTTGATCCTGGGGCACCGTAGACCCTGTAAATTAAATAAAGCATAGCCTCCTGGGGGCCGGTGGCCAGGGGGCCTTCCCCCAGAAATTCTAGCCTATTTTTAAGTTAAAGCAATTGTTGACAGTAATTAAATAATACCCCAGGAGACACGTTTAAGAGATGATAAAGCACTTTACTACCATAAAAAACTTTTAATATACTATACTGGGGGACCGGTCCTAAAATTTTTCTGCCCAAATTTTCACCTATATGGAAAAAATATTTACAAAATATTTGCGGATGTCATTTTATCTTTTTACATTTGATGGCATAAACAAAAAAGCTATGAAAAGAATATTTATTGACAGCGATGTTATTCAGGATGACGAGGTTGGTACGGCTGAATATACTATCGAAATTGCCAAAGGAATACAAGGCGATTTTACATTTGACCAGGTGGTTGGATTTGCTTGGCATGATGGAGTTCCTGCCTGGGAAGCAGTAAAATCCGCAGATGAAATTTATGCCAACACTTCACTGGTCCCACTATGTGGATATGGATCATACACCGGCTCTGTGGTAGTAATGGACGTGATGATGGAGAAAGCAATCGCAGAGAACATTACAGGAAAATCTATTTATTTTCTTCGACCGTTTAAGGATATTGATTGGGAAGGAATTGATATGGAATTAGTTGATAAGGCCTTCCGTAAAAATTATTTATACACACTTGAATCAGATTATAAATTTGAGCAGGTAGACATTGATTCGTTAATCCGTAAATTTAAATAATGGAAAACGAGAAAGTAAGTAAGGTTGCAATTTGTGAGAGATGTGGCTGTTTTGTAAAAGCTTGTCATAAGGACCATTTAAGTAAATCAAGTGAAAAAGATTTCACCGATTTATCTAATGCCGGTTTCACTATTAAATTTATAACTGTAGCTGAGACCATCGCCCTGGATATGGGAATGTATTCGGAATGTTCAAAATTAATTTGTAAAGAAAAAAGCTAATATGAAAATGGAAAAACATGAGTTGCTAAAACTCGCTTACGACAATTATCCCAAAGGGATTAGATTCGTACCTTTTATCGATGGTGGAACTTATACTTCATCTGGGAAATTTGAATTGAATCCTGAAGATTACGATTCAATAACTGATGCGGAAAACGGGCACTACGTTTACGAGTATGGCCGGTGGGCTAAAATATTGGAGAAACCTGTTCTTGATTTTACTTTCGATTGCGCTGCATCCCAATCTATTCTTACTGGCATGTGCGCGATCCAGGTTAACAATGAACGTGAGTTTAAATTGCTGATGGAGCATTATGAAAGTAAAGGATGGAGATGGTGCACCGGTAGAATCCCAACTTATTATAAAATAAGTCAGTTAGATGATTTTGGAGGATTTCCAAATTTAATATCTTTCAAGGATAAGTTTAACCACGATGCACAAGGATATGAATTAATTGCTTTCGCAGACTTCGCCAAAGAAGTAGGGATCACCCCGCCAGTATTTGTGATGACTTCTGAAGATGGTGTTCCCTTGTATACAGTTGATCAGTATTACAACGTAGTGAAACTTAAGGATTGGGCGTATAAAGGAAAATTCACTGTTAATTCTAGGATGTCTCCTTTGACTCGAGGTGAAGAATATAAAGCTTTCTCTACACCTGAAGCTGCGGAAGAATGGATTGCTAAAGCAAACAGGAAACCTTTGATCACATCTGTAGATGGTGTTGAACTGTTCAAGGGAGATTTTTTCTGGGTAGTAGTAAGAGAAAATCTAAAATTGGATTGGCATGGTCAATCTGAGAAAACCGATGGAGACAAACATAAATTCAAATTATCTGAGTATAAATTATCTAATGAAAAATATGCTATATTTTCAACAAGAAAAGCTGCGGAAGATTTCATTGTTAAAAATAAAAAGATTTTAATTTGTGGAAGTTCCCGAGAACAATTGTATGTAACTAAAAAAGGGATGGAAATTGTCTATGATGGTGTTACAATATTTTTTCAAGGGAAATGGTTGTTAAGAGCTGAGGAAAAATTTAAATCTTTACAAGATGACCAGGCTTAAAATGGCACTGCGGGCTTTCTGGATTATACTCTCCGGAAAGCACCACGCCTATGCCGACGATAAGTATCGTTCGCTGTTAGGAAGTCACGCAGATATTACTAAATATCAGGCGCAGATTACCGACCTTTACAACACAGAAGTTTACCAGTCAAACGTGCTGAAGGAAGCACAGGAAATATTAAAAAGATGAAAGCAACTGCGCTAGGTTTAGGATTTATAGAAAATTCAGATGATGAATTTGAAGGGTTTTATAAAACATACAAAGGTTTTAGATTATTTGTAGTGAAGAAAAAACAAGATAAGCATTGGTTTGCTTCGGTTACTGTAGGAAATAAAATAGAAATATCAATCCCACTAACTGTAGACCCAATGTGGTTGGCTGGATTTGACACAGAAAATAATGGATATTAAACAAATAAAGAAACAACTATGAGCATAATTTCAATCTCAGGTAAAATTGGCTCGGGCAAAGATACCGTAGCCCAGATGATCCAGGACATACAGCCTAAAACTTGGGAAGTTAAAAAGTTCGCGGGTAAATTGAAACAGATTGTTTCGTTATTGACAGGTATCCCTGTCGAAGATTTAGAAAAGCAGGAAGTGAAGGATTCGAAGCTTGGTCCTGAGTGGAGTTTCTATTCCAATGAGTACTTTTTTCTAGCGACAGGCTCACGAAAAATATTAACTCCTATTGAATTTTATAAATTGGGACCAATTGCCAAGAAAGCATATGTTTTATACGAACCTACGATGCGTTGGCTTTTACAGGCTTTAGGCACAGATGCAATGCGCGATGTGATTCATAAAAATATCCACGTAAATGCTTTATTTGCAGATTACAGAGGAAGATTATCCGATGGTTCTGAATACAGTTGGGAGAAATTAAAGGATGGCATTTATATTTCTAAACACCCGCCTATATACCCAAATTGGATTATATCTGATATGCGGTTCGAAAACGAACTGGAAGCTGTTAAAGCTAAAGGAGGTATAACTTTAAGAATCCACCGCGATACCAAATCAGTTGTCAGCACCCATCTGAAACGGCTCTTGATGATGCTAATTTCGATTACGAGATCAAGAATAATGGGACGTTAGAAGAATTAAAAATTAGTGTAGCAGTGTTTTTAAATTTGATAAAAAATGCAAGATAAAGTAAAGAAAGTTTTTGATATAGCAGTGAAGTATTTCCCAGGACCGAGCAACAATCCGAGCCTGCGGTATAGAAGAAAAGAATTGTGCCGTGACATCATCGCTGCAACTTTCTCTCCTAAACAAGTGGAAGAAGCAAATAAAATACTGTTGAAAGTCGATGAATAAAGGTGAGACAAGATATCGGATCACTCCCCAGTTTACGATTGAGGAACTAACCTGTCGGGGCCGGCACGAGAATGGTTTTGTGTTACATAACCAGGAAGGTGAGGAACTGATAGGGTCCAAATATCTGGTAAATAATCTACATACCAGTAAACTTATGCTTGCTACGGAGCTTGAAGAAACGCTGCGGTTCAAACTTAGCCAGGTGCACGATTATCTAAGGAGGCATAAGCAGAAGTTCAATCCGGTTGACAAGCCTGATGTGGTTTATGCAATGCCTAATATTAAGGAAGTTCACCAGTACGATCTGAAGGGCAGGTATATTCAATCCTTCCCTTCTGTAAAAGAGGCAGCGATATCTATCGGCACCGACCCTAAACACAGTAACATACAAAAAGTGTGTCGAAGAATAGGAAGGTATTTTTCCTTTAAAGGCTTCCGGTGGGATTATGAAAAACTAAAACAACTTCCGGAAGTGGAGAAACATACAGCATTACGAAAATGATAAATCTAAAACCATTAAAAACCCACAGGTATAACGTTGATCAGAGATTCTTCGCGTTCCATACCCCATCAGTAGTAGTTCATGGAACTACCGTTTGTTTCGAAGGCATCAGCTACCGAGTAAAGGAGATCATCAAAGATCAGGAGTCCAGGTATCACAAGAAAAATAATTATTACGAGATCAGAGTATGAAAGTAGAAATAACAGAACTTAGTCCCGAGTCAGAAGAAGTCGGTTCTATAAAATTATCCAACGGAGTTGACATCTGGTGGGGGTTACAAATTGTAGGTTCTCCTGCCAATAAAGCTGAGGCATTGAAACTGGCTAATATGTTGGTATTCTGCTGTAATAAAAATTTAGCTTATTTGAATGGAGAAACGCACTATATCACTCCCGATGGGCAAAGTTCCTGGGGAACAGAAATCGAATTAGTAGAATATAATCCTGAAAAATATTTCCCCAAAAATGAAAGTAACGCTAAAGACAGCAACAGTTAAAGCAGCCATCGCTACCCGAGCAGGCATCCGCAAGACCTACCTTGAAAAGCTTAAGGAAAAATGGGATAAGCAAAAACCTTTAAAAGTATTTCCACCTAGAGACAAATAAAATGAGAAAGTACGATATTACAAAACTGGCAGTATTGAATTTTATAATTCAGATATTCTTTATCCGAGTCTACAAAGAGAAAACGGATAACAGATTGACCGGCTACGGAATCATGTATTGGGTTGTACCCTTTACCGGATGGTGGACCAATTACCATTCCTTGAACCCCAAGATATTATTTAAAAAATTAATTGATCTGAAGTAGAATAAATGGCCAACATACTAGTGTTGGCTTTTTTATTTATCTTTGGTTCGTATGCAGCAAGCAGTATCGGCCATAGATGGATTTGTTTATACCACAGCTATCAAAAAGCTGCGGAAGCTAAAGAAGCGCACAAGGGTTATTCCAGGTGGTTCCAGTGCGGGTAAAACATTTGGTATCATCCCCTTGCTGATCGACGAGGCCATTAAAAATCCAATGACTGAGATATCCATTGTCTCAGAGTCGGTCCCCCATTTAAGGAAAGGGGCATTAAAGGATTTTTTAAAAATAATGAAGCTTACGGGTAGGTACATTGATGAGAATTATAATAAAACTCAGCTAACCTACACTTTCAGTAATGGTTCTTATATCGAGTTCTTCTCTGCTGACCAGGAAGATAAAGTAAGGGGTCCCCGTAGACATATTCTGTATGTCAATGAGTGTAACAACTTAACTTTCGAAACTTATCATCAGCTTGCCATCCGTACTTCGAAATATATCTGGCTCGATTTTAACCCATCAAACGAATTTTGGGCTTATACAGAGTGTAAAGAGGATGAAGATACCGAATGGCTTACTCTTACTTATAAAGACAATGAAGGCCTGCCGGACTCCATTAAACGAGAGATTGAGAAGTCCAGGGATAAAGGATTTATTGATCCGGAAGGAAATATTCACGATGAAAAGAATATCAAGAATAAGTTCTGGGCAAACTGGTGGAAAGTATACGGTCTCGGCTTATTAGGCTCTTTAGAAGGAGTTATTTTTGGAAACTGGGAGATTATACCAGATATCCCTGAAGGAGCTGTATTTGTAGGTTCTGGTCTGGATTTTGGGTACACCAATGACCCTACTGCTGTAGTTGATATTTACATTTACGGAAGCAAAAGAATTGCGGATTTAAGATGTTATAAAACTGGGCTGCTCAACAGTGCCATAGTGGATGTATTGAAAACCGGAGATACCCCGCCAATCGTTTATGCTGATAGTGCCGAACCTAAATCCATAGCTGAGATCAAGAAAGCTGATGTAAATATTCATCCGGTAATGAAGGGTAAAGATTCCATAATGTATGGAGTTCAAATTATGCAACAGCAGGATTATCTTATCACCTCGCGAAGTGTGGAGCTTATCAAAGAGCTGCGCCAGTACTCGTGGGATGTAGATAAAAATGGAGTGAAACTTAATAAGCCTGCCGGAGGTTTTGATCACGCGATTGATGGATTCAGATATCACGAAATGATGTCTATAGGTAAGAAAAAACGTAAGGCCAGTTTCGGATGGGGAAGCAAACCTAAAGTTGAAGATATAAAAGCAAAAATAGTAGAAGCCGTTAGTAAAACAGAATCGTTCACGGTTCTAAAACCAGAGGAACTGGTTGATGCTGACTACGATGTGAGCGACTTAATATAAAAATAATTACATTTGATAGAATATGGGACTTTTTAAACAAATATTCAAGAAAGATATTGAAAGTGCAGCGAATGATCTTGCCGTTAAACTGGTTAAGTCCGCAGCACTTACTGCGTATAATCGCTCCGTATTCAGCTTTCTTAACAATGGCCAGGTAATCATTGATCCGGACCATCACGACTATGTAAATTCGTTTGAAACGATAGGTGCAGTCTATGAGTGTGTGACTCTGATCGCAAATAAAATCAAACAATCTCCCCGTATTGTTTACAGAGTCAAAGATTCTGAAGGCTATAAAATGTACAAGAATCTCTCCCGATCCGACAATATGATGGATAGGGCCAAAGCAATGAAGATGAAAAATACCGTACTTGAAGAAGTAAAGGTAGATAGAATCGATAAGTTGCTTAAAAAGCCTAATCCAAATATGACTGGGGATGATTTTATCGAATTAATGGTAGCTCAACTACTTATAACGGGAAATACATTCATTTATGGTAATGCGGGCACTCAAATAAACGATAAAAAATGGTCTGAGATGTTTGTGATGCCAGATGAGATGAAAATCATCAGTGGAGGCACAGATAACCCCGTATTACGCTATTTTTTGAACTGGGGATCATCTTCACAACAAGAATACCCCGCAAGGCAGATAAAGCACTTAAAAATGCTGAATTTGCGTTATTCTCCCTTTGGAACACACCTTTATGGTATGTCTCCTATTCGTCCGTACTTATATTCGATGGATATCATCAAAAATGGTGATAAACAGGCTGATAAACAGATGAAAAATGGGGGTAAATTAGGCTTTATTTCACCTAAAAATGTAGAAGATGAGTTTGGCACCGATCAACAGGAAGGTCTTAAGGAAACCCTTATTATGGCCCATACTGGCAACGGTCCTCTTGAAAGATTGATTCCAGCCTCTATTCCTCTTGATTTTACTGAAATAGGGCTTAATTCATCTGATTTGGAGCTTTTGAAGATAGTAAATGCTAAATCTGACGATGTTTATCGTGGATACAAGGTGCCATTATACTTTAGAAGTCTGGAAAGCTCTACATACAACAATGTCTCTACAGCAAAGAAGCAATTGATCTATGATGGCGTATCTCCGGTAGCAGATAAAGTCGCTGAAGGTCTTACAGATTTCATTTGTACACCGTATTTGATGGATGGTGAGGAATATATCATCGTGATAGATTACATGAGCTTACCTGAGCTTTCTGAAGATGTTAAAACTGTTTCAGAATGGATGGAAAAAGCTTTCTTCCTTACTCCGAATGAGAAAAGAGAAGTAATCGGTTTTGGTAAGTTGAACCAACCTGGTATGGATGAGATTTATATCTCTAAAAATTATGTTTTGATGAGTGATGTGTTGGAAGGTAAAACTTTGACAACCAGTACTGCCGGAGAGACAGATAATTCTAGTCAGGAAGATGGATCACAGGTGTAAAAGAAAAACCGCAGAAGAAAGCTAAAACTCCTGCGGTTTAAAAAACACCGTTTACGAAACAATGATGCGAATATACTAATTTTCATTTAATAAATGCGCATAATTTTTTCTTGCTTCTCCTGGCTGACCCATCCGGTATAAATGGAAAACATAAATGCCAATAATTATACCCAAATTTAGTCCAGAGTTCTTAGCTCTTATACAAAAAGTGGAATCAAACTTTAAAGAGTTCTCCACAAACCTACCCAGAAATCTCCAAGTATCTATTTTGAAACACAGGACCATTGCAGCTAAGTTTTTTCTGGTCGGACTGACTTTACCGTAGTGAGTTTTATGGTAAGCATTTGCAATTTCAATATGTTTCAAGATATCAGTTTCCTCAAACATTCCAGGAACTAGAAGCTCTCGATCAGCTAGCCTATTTGTCATACAACTTAAAATAGCAAAATTATGATCTGCATTAAGAATCTGCTCGAGTTGAAATTTACTATCTGGCCGGAGAAACATTACATCGTGATCTAAAAGTACGATCCAATCATCGTCGGTAGTAACTAAACTTTCAATGGCCAAATTAATAGCACCACCAATATTTTTGGCAGTGCTATAAGGTTGGATGTAATGGATAGCCATTATGTTAGAGAAAATTGTTTTTTGATCTGATCGATCATGGATTGAGACATTTCATTTAATCTGTCCTCCGGAGTACCCAGTAAAACAGCAAATGATTTTTTATAATTGTTGAACCCTTTTTTTGTGCGTTGCTTAACGTGAACTACTAAAAATATTTTACCAACTGGCGCAGTATTCTTGTTGTGAACTCTAGTAAGTTCAACTTTGTATTGTAATCTCGGTACTAAATTTTCCATAATTAATTTTTATTGCAAAGTATAAAATCTGTTTTATTTTTTATTTTACCAATTAACATTCTATAAAATTTTTGATAGTCTAAATTAGTGCATTTAACGGCATCGTGAACTCCTTCATAATAAATTCCAGATGAGGTATTAAATACAATCCTTATTTGAGATATTTTAAACGGTTTAGATTTTTTAGGAATGTTTTTATAGTAATTCAATAAACCTAAACTTATATCAGTTTTTTGATTTGTAGTTAGTTTTCTACCAATACTATGGTGTTTCCCATTAGAAAGTCTTAAACTCATTACGTTTTTATATTCTTCAGTATGCTTATAACCATGAATACCTTCACCCCCATCTGTTAAATTTAAATTATCTAATTCTGGATATTTGCAAAAATTAGATTTCAGTTCTTGAATCCAAAATATTTCTCGATCTTTTACTATATCTAAATCAAGTAGAGTCTCTATAATTTCAAACTTATGAAGATTCCACCCATACTTTTTGATACTGTTATAAAGTTTAACCTGAGTTTTGCAATTAAGATTTTTGTATTTATACTTTCTAATACGAATATTATTAGTTCTACCAATATAAATTTTACCTTTTTGGGTTAGTTATTTTATAAATGTAAGCTAAAGGTTCCATGATTACTTATGTAAAAACCAACATACACCATTATCCTTGTAAGATTTAAAAGCGTTATTAACTTGTTTACCGTTTACTATTGAATTTTTAAAATGAAGATAGGCAATGAAATTAAAGCCGGCCATATCTGTGTAGTCGTTTTTACCATGCTCTGTGTAGTGAGCAGCCATAAGAGTTACAAAACGTAAAACGATGTCTTGATACCCCCCACATAAGCCTGCGTTTAATAATCTCCACGTGGCACCGATACTATACATTTTTTGGTAGACCTGAGCAGGATGATTACGCATTATCCACTGGTTTCTTATGATCTGGGATTGTTCATCACCCAGATATAATTTACCAGGCTGTAGATGTGGAAAAGGATCACGCATTAAAACTACGTCTGCGCCATCGCAGATAAAAACTTTATTGTAACGATGAGATTCCAAATGTTCTTTGATTGAAAGCCATCTTTGCCAATATGGATTGTTGCAGGTAGTTTTTACTGTAATGTAGGTTGTATTCCCATCACTACCTTCGAAAGAATCAGTTAAGACAATTAATGGTTTTCCTTTTAAAGAGTTGACCAAGGCATCTAAAACACTTTCATCAGCATTCCACTTTTCCCCTCGCTGCGGGTCCACGATGTGATTAAAAAGAGTTGTAATGTAAACATCTTCCAGAGGTTTAAAAGGAATATAAGATTGACTGGTTACATCTCTGATTAAAAGTTGTCTGTTTTGAGACCATGCCCTACGTCTTGTATTGGCATCAACACTTCTGGGAGATGATTGATCCTGATCATAGCAATAAAACATTTTAAGGCCTTCTTTAACATCCATAAAGGGATATGGTGTTAAACCTAGATTGTGTATTCGTTGACTCAGTTGTTGGTGTTCACCACCCCACAATTTATATCTAGTATCCATCCCTCCGGCCTTTTCCAGGCAAATTGGCGTGAACATCATCATCAGACCGCAAGGCTCTTTCCAGTAATTGAAATGCTTATCAGACTTGACTAAAGTATGGCCGTTTTTATTGCCATTTGAAAAAGTATCGAAACCCAGGCATAAATGATTTATTCCAGATTCTACATATGGCTTAAACCAGTTTTTAGTAATTGGGTAAACATCATCATCTACTAAAAAATAGAAATCTGCTTCACCCATTAATTCAAAACATTTATTCTTAGCTACAGATATCCCCTGAGCTTCAGCAAATCTGAAATTAGCTTCGGCAACTGGTTCGCTAGACCCATCGTCAACTACGATGATCTCAGCTCCTTTGGGTAGAAACTTATTCCACATCTCAAAGGATTTTTTAAATACTTCATATCTGTTATGAGTAGTAATTGCAATTTTAATTCTACTCTGCATATCTTACTAGTTTAAGTTCTACAGTTTGTACTTTACTTCTTATGAAATATTTAGTATTGCAAGCCGAGCAAGTAATACAACTATCAATAAGATCGGCAGAAACAGCTAATGGAACTTCTTTTCTATTAAAAGTATAAAGATCACATTTACCTGATTTAGATTGAGCCTGTAATATTCCGGTACAATCTTCATTTTTACATTTAAAAATCACTGTATCAAACATTCCCATTATTTTTTCTCCTTTTCTTCGTCTTTAATTAAACCTTGAATTATATATTTTTTGGCAAGATTAGAATAGGACCTACCTTGCTTTTTTGCCTGAGCATCAAACTTTTCGACACTGGCATCAGGAAGTGTTACCTGGATTTTATTTCCTTTCATATAACACAAAGTAACACATTTAGAATCTCGGATACAATAGCAAATAATTTTTTTGTTTTTAATTGCTCTATTTTTACACCTATGAACTCAGACAAAAGTAAATCGGAGGCTACTAAAAAGGAACTAACTGATCTTGGTAAGAAACAGTTTAGTCCTGAAATTAAAGCCTCTATTGACAAAAAACTGAATGGCATCGATAAACCAGTTAAAAAATAACGCATGATCTTCTGCAAAGATTTAAAAAAGGATTTCCGTAACAAGTCTGAAATGTATAAAGCATTGAAGGCTAACAAGAACCTTATTATTGACAGCAAAAAGAGTGTAATTAAATTTACAGATTGGTTAGATATGCGTGTTATGGCCGTTAAGTCTAACACTGAAAAAGCTGAAGGTGATACAAGTGAGGTAGAAATTAAAATGGGGGATTACGTGTTTCCCGTTATTAATACTACAAATTACTTAGACAGTCACGGAGATGTGCATATCGATGACATATGGAATGTGTCAGTGAGTGATCAGAAAAATAAGATTTATTATATTATAAATCATGATTTGGAGATTGGGAAAGTAATTGCTTATCCTGAAGATGTTGAGCCAATGGTTAAAACCATGAACTGGACAGAATTAGGTCGTGATTATACTGGAACTACTCAGGCATTAATATTTAAAGTTAAATTAACTGAAGATGGTAATGCCGAAGCGATTAAAGCTATTATGGCTAAGAGAGCTTTACAAAATTCTATCCGGATGAGATATATCCGCATGAAACTTTGTATAAACGATCAATCACCATATTATAAAGAAGAATACTCAAACTGGTTACAGTATTACAGCAATGTAGCTAATAAAGAAGATGCTGAGGAAGCCGGATATTTCTGGGCAGTACTTGAAGCAGCCATCTGGAAAGAAGGTTCTGCGGTTCTTTATGGATCAAATGATGTAACACCTGTATTAACAAGTGTAGAAGATAAAAATGACCCGCTAAAAGGCAGTCAAGTAATAACCCAAACGCAAGACCCGTCAGCAGACAGTTTAGCTAAAAAGAAAAGTTTAATAATTAACCACTTAATGTAAAACATTATGACATTTACTTATAAATCTCCTGCTGAGGTTGCAGCAATGAGTGATTACGAACAAGAAAAGTATCTTGATAAAAAAAGAGACTTTGAAAAATCAGAAGCCGAGCGTATCGGGGCTGAAGCAGGTGAAAAAGCTGCTGCTAAAGCGGTAGAAGCTGCAAAAAAAGAAACCGCTGAAGAATTTCAGAAACTTTTGGATGCTCAAAAGGCTGCTTTTGAACTTCAATTGAAAACTCGCGACGAGCAAGTAGAAGAAGCTTTGGCTGAGATGAAAAGGATTAAAGCAAATGAAACTGGCGCGACCCTTAAAACGTTGCAAGGTGAAATCTTTGACTTCTTCTCTACAAAAGAAGGTGAAACTATGTTGGAAAACTTTACTCAGAATAAAGCTACCTTCAAAGCAGAACTAGCGAATGTTAACGTAAAAGCTGTTGGCGTTATGGGTGTTACAGCAGGCACAGTTAACCCTCAATTTGTTTCTCCAGTAGGAATCGAGCATGAGGTAGTTCAAGCCCGTAATATCATCCCTGTAAGTCCTACTTCTTCAGACATGATCAAGTATGTGCAGTTCACAAAAAAAGAAGGTTCAATCGGATCAGTAGATGCGGGAACTGAGAAACCACAAATCGATTATAACTCTGAGCCAGTATCGGCACCAGTTATTAAAATCGCAGGTTGGTTAACAGTTCAGGACGAATTTTTAGAGGATGTTGTAGGTGCTCGTGACTTCTTAGCTGAAGAATTGCCTAAAGCATACATGGATGAGGAAACTCGTCAGGTATTCAAAGGTTTAGGAGCTGCTGCAACTCCGGATGAGTTGTCAGGTTTAATGTCTGTATGGGCACGTGACTTGATGCTTCCAAAAGGTTCGGTAACTGATATCTCAAACAACTGGGATAAATTGGCAGCCGGTCTATGCCAGGTGCGTAGAAATCTTCGTGCAACCGATGCGATTTTCGTATCTCCTGAAGATTATATGGAGTTATTGATCAACAAAGGTACAACTTTGGAGTACACTTACCCAATCACTTCTACCGTTGGTGGAACGTTATTGCTAGGTGGGGTGCCAATCTACCAACACTCTATCTTCTACCCAGGCGAAGGTATCACTGGTGATTTCCGTAGGGGGGCACGTTTGTTCCAGAAGAAAGCGATGACAATTCGTACTTCGAACGAACATGACAAAAATTTTACCTATAATCTTACAACTTTGCTCATCGAGGCGCGAGTAGCACTTGCTTGCTTCTTCCCTGAAAGCTTTGTTAAGTTTGACTTGAACGGTACTTCATAGTAATAGTTTGTCTTTATTGTTTAAAACCTCGATGTGAATCGGGGTTTTTTATTTTTGTAAAAATTTTTATATACCTTTATCTTTATGGAAGCAATAGACATCATCACTGTAGATCAGGCAAAAAACTGGTTATCGGCCCCAGACACATCTGATCTGAAACGGCTGATTGAAAGTGCAATCAATTTTGTAGAAATATACACAGGCCATTCTTTAGTCGAAAAGGAAAAAACAGTTCAAATACCATGTTATGGATACGGCCTGAAATTCTTTCCAATGAAAATTGTTTCTGTTCAAAATTCTGAGGATCAAGCAGTATCATATAAAACTCGTCAAGGTGTTTTTAATACCTACATTGATGCCCCAATAGGGTCATATGTAAAGATGACTCTTGGCTATGAAAACCTAGAAGATATTCCAGGAATGCTAGTTGAAGTTGCCTATAAAATGCTGACTTACCTTTATGAAAATAGAGACATCTACACTGCTTCTTTACCGCAGGATTTTCAGGTGATGATTAACAAGTATAGAAGAAACCTTGTATAATGAATAAGAGACCTTTTAATAACAAGTCGAATTATGATCCTGGAAGATTTAGGTCTACAGTAACTTTTCATAAGCAAATTTCTACTCCGGATAGCTCAGGAGGAAGTGATCTGAGTTTGGTGCACGTTTATACGTGCAAAGCAATTATGCTCGATGTACGCGATGGTAATCAGCTAGAGATTAATGCCGGAGCAAGTATTTTGAATGATGATAAGTTTTTCATAATGCGATACAGTAAAACTTTTCAACCGGAGAAGGATATGAATCTGGTTTGCGACGATATCTGGTATGTATTACGAGCAATCGATTATGTTGATAATATCCCACATTATGTCAAATTATTGTGCATAAAGCATGAAAAACCCGACACGGTTGTAGTTCCAAATGTCATTTATGTAGGCACTTCAAACCAAATAATTACTGACCCTATAACTTTGACACCTTTAGCTTTTACAACTGAAGATATTATTCTTCCGGTAACTGGAAAAACTAATTTTGCAATTGCCATCCCTGTTCAAACTAGTTTGGTAAGTGTGATCGACGAGGATTCTGAAGAAGATGTTACCAGTGAATATTTAATGACCGAAGTGCTAGTTGGGGATAACCTTTATAAATTCTACCAAATGCAAGTTGCTATACCTTATAGTGCAAGTACTACTCATATTATAAAACTCAGCAATGGCTAAGATTAAAGGACTCAATCAAGTGAAAAGAGCACTTAAGGATTTGCGTAAACATAGTGAAGCTGCTGTAGATCGCGGTATCCTTAAGACAGCTAAATTGATTGAAGCCGATGCCAAAGCAAATGTACCGCGAGATCAAGGATTACTTGCCGGATCAATCGGCACTGAGCAGAAGCCAGGAGTAACGTATGTGTTTGCCAGTGCAAAATATGCCCCATATCAGGAGTTTGGAACTGGACCGTTAACGCAGGCTCCTCCAGGATACGAAGCATACACGAGGGAATTTTTTGTCAATGGAAAAGGGCATACCGGTCCCAGACCCTTTTTGTTTCCTGCTTTATTTAAACACCAGGCTTCTTTGATTCCTAATATTGAAGAAGAACTCCAAAAGGTTTCAAATGATTTTAATAAATAAGTACCGGAGGTGAGATTCGAACTCACAAAATTCTGTTTCTAAGACAGAAATGTCTCCCAGTTGCATCACTCCGGCATTTTGTATTTCTGGAAGGATTCGAACCCTCATATCGAGGTTCGTAGCCCCGCAGTCTATCCATTGACCTACAGAAATATTAGTGTGAAACGAGGGACTTGAACCCTCATAATCGGTTTCACAGACCGACTCCGTTACATTACGGACAGAATCACCGTTTTAGAGACAAGGATCGAACTTGCGCTATCAGAGTCAAAATCTGATGTGTTAACCAACTACACTACTCTAAAATATAAATCCAATTCTAAGCTTCGTAGCGCATTCACTCCTATGAATTGGTAACAGTCTCTATCTCGTCGGGCTGACAGGAGTTGAACCTGCAATAATCCCGCTTCCAAGGCGGGTAACCACACCACATGGATCGCAACCCGATATAACAAAAAACCCGCTTAGATTTTTAGTCTAAGCGGGTTCAAGTATTTTGTATTTTAATTTTACATACCAGTACCACCTCGACTATAATCAAGAAGTTGCGGTTGGCGATGTAGGTTTAAATTTTTCATAATAATTACCCGTTGTTCGGGACCACAAACATACAAACTCTTATTTTAAAAAACAAAATTATTTTTATACTTTTATTTTTATGATCACCGGTATATTCCTTCTTTCTTCAGATAGTTTCGTATGTTCAAACCATGTCGATATGGATTTTAAAGGAGATGTGAAACGACAAACGGTATTTGTAGCCAAAAATTATTATGCCTCCGGAGAACTACCGCAGGTGAATGATATATTGGATTGTGTAATAAAATATGAAGTTGGCAAAGCAATGAATTGTAAGGTTTGTCTGCGATCTATAGAAGAAAAAAAGATAGTTGTATCTTTGTCCACTCCTTTTCAGTCTGACGGTACGAAGCAATTATTATCCAGAATAGCTTGTTTAGTATAGAAAAGATTATATTTGTTCTGTGAAAAATCCAAATAAATACATAAGAACAGCACACATAACGGCACTGGCCGGAATTGGAGCTTCTGTTTGGGCTAAGAAAGTACCTAAAGACACAAAACCTATTCCTAAAAAATATGTCCTCATCACATCTCAGAGTAAGAATACTACTGCTGAAGATAAGGATGGTTTTGAATGGTTGTGTACTATCGTAATTGACATTATATCTATTTTGGAGCCCGGATATTCTAAACCTGAAATTGTTGATGATCTGGAAGAACAGATAAATGAAATTGTCTTAGCTGAAATAGCAATTCCAGGATTCATCAATAAAGAAGTCCGATTGATAGATAGTAGAGATTTAGATGCTGAGACTTCTTCACAAAGTATAGAACGTAGAGTTTTAACATTTCAATATTGGGTAAATAACGTTGACTAATGCAAGGTAGTGTAATCATAGATTTTAATGTTGGATGGGCTTGTAGTAATGAAGCAACTTTCATGTTAGATAGAAAACTAATCCGAGGTGAGAAAAACGAACGATTAAGTAAGCATACAGAAACTATTAGGATACTTTCTTATCTGGCAATAGATATGCAGTTGGAGAATGGATTGGAAGGTGAGGCGGTATTTAAAATGGATGATTCTGGCACCCAGAAAGGATTTAAAATCAAA